CCGGTAAAAGAACAGTTGAAACCACATGCGCAACAGCGGCTTTCAGTGAATAAACTGGAGGCCGCTGTTTACTTAAGGGGGTCTGATACAAACGAAACTTCTGATGGGCGGTTCGCCCTGTACCCATTGGAGTATCGTGCAGACTCCGAACCGGGAAACACAGCCGGAGGGCATGGGCTGGGAGTTATTCCGCAACTATTTGATTGCCAGAGAAGAGCGGCGTAAATTTTTGGAAGTCCAATGGTATGAAGTCAAGTAGGTGATGCAAGAAAATTTTAAGCGAAACAGAGTAAAAAGCACTGTGTAGACAGCAAAAAGGCAACACCAACCAAAGCCCTGTCCCTGAGAAATTTTGAAACAGGGCCTATGAGTCAGAGTGGCAAGCTGCGCTCTCAGCCCTCCGGCGGGATATACAGGCGGTTGTCCTTTAGCAGCCGAAAGACCAACCGGACCAGTTTTCTGGCAGTTAAAGCGAGTGCGCGTTTATGCTGGTACTTGTTGACCTCTTTGAATTTGAGGTCATAGTAACGCCGGAACTCGGAGTCGCATCTTCTCACGGAGTTGGCGGCTTCCAGCAGGTAGTAGCGGAGATAGCGGTTGCCGGATTTAATCATTCTGGAGTGTTCGGCCTCGAAGTCGCCAGACTGGCTCCTGTTCCAGACAAGGCCGGCGTATTTGGCAACCGAGGCTTGGGAATCAAAACGGTGGATATCACCAATCTCAGCAATGATACCGGCGGAGTAGACCTTGCCAATACCGGGGATGGAGGTCAAAGTGTTCGGAATGATTTCAAACTGCTGTTCAATGGCCTTATCTAATACTTTGACCTGCCCTTTCAAGGCGCGCATGGAGGCAATAGAAACAGCCATTGCTTGGTTTACAGTGTCGTTTACTGTTTTGGGCAGCCGATAGGAGCCTTTGGCTGCAGCCCGAACTGCCTTGGCGGTAGCATCCGGGTCAGCAAATTTGCCACGGCCTGTTTCAGTAATAAAGGCAGTCAGTTCCTCCAGGTCGGCATTCGCCAAGTCATCCACGGTTTCAAAGTGTTCCATGAGTGCGATGGTGGTGGCGCTGGTGTTCTGAATGTCTTTGTCCTGGGCCATGCCGGAGCATTTGAGGAATAAGTAGTTGGCGAACCGCTGCTTTTCACGGGTCAAATTCTGAATAACATCAAATCTGGCCCTGGTAAGGGTTTGCAGGGCTTTGTAGCGGTAATCGTCCATGTAGACCTCCCTGTTGATTCTGCCAAAACGGAGATGGTCGGCAATCACAAAGGCGTCCACCCAGTCGTTCTTTGGCAGGTCAGAATAGGCTTCCTTGAACTTCCGCACCTGCTTGGGATTCAGAACATGGATTTTCCTCTGAAACCGCCCCAGGCTGCCATCCTCACGAAGAGCGTAGACCAAGCTGTCCCCGTAGATGGAGGTGGCCTCCAGGCCAATCACCACATCGCTGAGCTGCATGGAACGAAGTGCCGACACGATTCTCTCTGACAACAGCTTAGCACCGCCAAGATTGTTTTGCACAGAGAAATTGGAGTGCTTGCTGCCGTCCGGCTTCATCAGGTAGGCCACATTGTTCTTGCTGCTCACATCAATGCCAACGAATAGTGGATTCACAATTTTCACCTCCCCATGTGGAGATTTCAGGCCAGCAGGCTTTGAGATACCCATGATAACCGGAGCATCCTCACCCTTGCTTATTAGAATCATTCCAGAGTTGGTCAATGCGATAGCCCTCACTGCCAACAGGGCGACCTTATCTCTGGCAAACAGCCAATGAGTTTGCAGCTAACTTCCGGCTCAGGGGAACAGACTCAAACTGAAGTAGCCTTTTGGCTCAACTGGAGATGATAGAACTTGACCCTGCTGTCCTACAGCTATTGTATCACGGGCATCTCAGAGCCTGCTGATACCTGAAATATTTGCTTTGAAACTTATTATACAAGGTGATGATATGGATATGGATTTGTATAAAGTTATTGTTATCTGCTCAAAGTGTGGACGAATGGCCCCTTTCACTCCGCCAGATGGTTCCACCATATGGGGTTCTTGGGACTGGCATCATCCCTGTTCCTTTTGCGGGGAAACTTCATGGGTCGCTCATGAACCAGGCCGGGACTGGAAAACCGGGAAGCCGCTGGACCCTTAAGGTTTGGCGCGCATACTTGATCTTGCTTTTACTGCAAAAACCTATGTTTTTTATGGAATATATAGGTATCACCACGCGACATAATAATAAAGACCGATGCCAAACATGGCGTTACCTGACATGGTCACTGCACCATTACTCTTATCAAAGGTAACATCAGCCGATTGTAAGGCACTAACGCCAGGATAATGCCCCCATACAGTCCCATTAATACAGCAAGCTTCTGCTAGTGGCACTTTTCCGGAGGATGGTTGGAAAGTTCCAGAAGCCGGAAAGATCACAAAATTTTCCTTACCTTTTAAATCAGCAATAGAAATTGATGATGCGACAGAGCCAGATAATTTTGCAACTCCCACCACAGCTTTTTCGGAAGGAATAGATATCATCTGATTTGCAATCATGTGTCCTCCTTAGCTTTTAACATCAGTCATTACCACATACACCGTCAAATCCGCTTCCGGAACCGTCTGGCAGGTGAAGGTAAGACTATCAGCGGCTTGTCCGGTACAGAGGATTCCGGCAGCGAGATAAGCGGCTTGCGAGGCAATAGCAGGCACAGGCTGAATCAGCTGCTTTGTCTCGTCTGCAAGTACTCCTGGAACAGTGATTGTCTGAGAATTTCCAGACCATGCAGACACAGAAAGCGTCACACCATGACCCATCGGCTTTCCGCCCGCATTGGCGAGTACTTCCTGAAATTCTTCCTCCGTCCCCGTATATCCCCCATCAACCGCATACTGATAAGCTGATTTGCCGGGAAGTCCAATCCCGGCCACTTTTTTTCCGTTTACGTAGAGTGCCATGATTCACCCCCTCATGATTTCCAGGCGACATAGTTATAAGTGACGCCATTTATAAACACCATAGAACCGCCACCTGTAATTTGCCCGTTTTGAGCGTTGTATGTTAGGTTTGTAGTATGTATATATGATCGGCGAAGGTCAGCAGAATTGTCTGCTCTATACGCATATGCCAGTAATTTTACTGAGTCTGTATAAAAAAGCGAAACTATCAAAAATTCTCTGTTTGCAAGCTCTCTACTTTGCGCAGTGGTGATTGCAGCAACATTGGTATACCCTGCCAAACTCGGGACTGTAATGGAATTACTTCCGTTTCCAATGAAAGTTCCATAAACTATCTCTGCCCCGGTCGATATCTGTCCAATCTTCTGCGCCATTGCCGTAAAGCTGTCCGTCGCCGCAGTTTCAACCCCCTTGTCAGTGACTGCGGCGGCAATCACGGACTTGCCCTCACTGACAGATTGAAAAAGCTCGTCGATGGCTTCTTGCGTATTGGTGGCCGCCATACCAGACTCCGTGTTGTTATAAGTGATCTCGGAGGCGCTTACATCTTGCGGGTCCGCCTCCTCCGTAAACTCAATCGTGTATGGGCCGGAGCCGAGGGTTTCGGACATAGAAGCCGTTCCGCTTCCGGGAACCGTAACGGCCTGATTCGCTCTTGCGATTCCCTTGTCAATTTCCGGTCCCGTGTAGGCCCCGTTATATCCATCTGTTGTCGGCATATGATCACTCCCTCATGCAGAGATATGGCTCCCCATCGGCAGTAATGTAGGCTGTGCTGCCAACAGGAATATAATAGTAGTTGTCGTTCCAGCTTCCGTCTTCCCCCTGTGCAAAGAGGGAAATTCGATAGTTCCCGTCTCCATGAACAAGGTAATCGTCATACACCTCGAAACTCCGCTGTGTGTTCGCCGGGGTGGTGGAGAAGGACGCGATTAGCGCCCCCTTCCCCACGCCGTACTCCTCCCCAGCCTTCGTAGCGCGACACTCAAACGCCTGATAGGGAATATCTGACTGAAACGCCACAATGATATAATCAAAGCCAGACACGGCGGAGACCTTTTCTCCGGAAATAGAGAATGTCAGCTTTGGGGCCGCCATTATGCCACACTCCAAATTCCTGCGGCAGTCTTGACGAAGACCTTGACAATCTTCACGCCGTCTCCGGTAGACGCGCTCTCCAAATCGGTTCCGTTAATCGTAACCTGGATATTAGTGGTGGCGGGATAATTGCCTTCGTTTCCGCTGGTGTTGATGGAGCCGCCAGTGGTGGGGATCAGGGTGCCCGCATCCTGCTCGCTGGAATTGGCAGGAACCACGCAAACCTTGTACTCGTCAAACTCTACATCGGAAGTAAAGTTGATAACAGACTGATTGAATCCCGCAATCTTGGAAATCTTGCTCTTGTCCGGGCCGGTGACTGTGACCACGGGAACCGTAGTGTTGAGAGTGATATCATCCGTCACCTCGGCGCTCTCGTTGCCCACATCGTCACGGACCTTGATATGTACAGTCTTCAGGCCATCCCCAGAAGTCAGGTTGACGCTCTTGCTGGTGGCAAAGGTCTCCCAGCTGGCGGATGCTTCCTCCGCAACACCATCAATTCCCCAAATTTTCATCTGGTAGCCGGTGGTCTGCTCGTCGCTGACTCCAATAGTCAGCTTTACCGCTGTACTGGTCGCATACAGTGCTCCATCATTGATTTGCAGTGTTAGGCCAGACGGTGCGGTAGTATCAAGAGTTAGGTTAAAATAGCTTGCCATTTACTGACTCTCCTTTGTGTCAAGTTGGATATATACATAGGCCCCTGGCCTTTCATAAACATTCTCGCTGCCGGCCATGATGGTTTTAATCCCCATCTCTCCCAGCATCAAGGTCTCTATGGTCTCTGTTCCTGCATAAATCATTTTGCTACCCCCGAATCAGATAGAGCGTGGTTGGGTTCTTTATGGGAAGCTCCTCATATTCCTGCCTGTCCATCACACGAATCACTGATATCTCCGGAGATGATACATTGCCAGACCCAGAGCCGCCCAGAATCCACTCCGCAGCGCCGTCCAGAATGCCCAGAAACTTTCCTTCGTCCTCTGGGGTAATCTCCGGCACTCCATCTCCGGGCGGTCCCTGTGGCCCCTCCGGGCCTGGTTCTCCGTCAAACTTTCCGGCATCCGCGTCATCCCGCACGCTCTGCGCAATCTTTTCCGCCTGTTCGGCGGCTTCTAAAATCTGACTGTACACATCTGGTGTGGGAGGCTGCGCGTTGCTGCCCAGCGACACGCCCTCCCGAATTTCTCCCAGCTGCGCCCAGATGGTGGGGAGAACGACTGTGCCGCCCTTTGTTCCATATACGCCAACCGACAGGTTTCGTCCTGGATTCTCCAATACCTCCCACGGAATTTGGCACTCGTTGGAGTCGTCCAACACCACGGAAATTTGATCGTCGCCCGCGTGGAATACCGCCGTCCTGTCCAGGCCATCCCAATCCGAGTTGAAGGAAAATCGAACCGTGTAGACATTAACGGAACCACTGGTCACGCCCTCTTTTGCGCAGACTTCCAAATATATTTTGTTGGCTTGTAAATGGAACATGACGCCCTCCTCACGTTTCAGACATAGAAAAGGAGCACCTGATAAGGTCTGCCTTGTTCAAATTTGCACCTTGTACCGCTTGTCCTCTGATAAGGGACAAAGATATCCAGCATTCCAGTCTGCGTCATTCCAAGAACGACACTGGAATTGGATGGTGTTGGACTGCTTGTGGTTAAATACTCTATTTCTGATGTAATCATATAATCGTTTCCACACAAAGCGGAGCCTGTTCCAAAAATGGAAAGCATGAAAGCTGATCCATCTTCATAAGGAGCACCATTGCTTAAATAAACCATGACTGCTATCGGGAAACCGGTGCCTGCATATGTTACTCGAATTTGGTTGGAACCAGAGCCCGTTATTTCTGATGCAAGTATCTTGAAGAACTGTCCTGTACCACTCACCTTTACCCCCGCCTCGCTGGTAAAGGTCTTTCCAAATAGAACGTCTGCGGCGGTGGCGTTGCCGAAGTCAGATGCTGGAATACGAAAACCATATTGAATCGGAAAGCGCGCAACATGACCAGGATAATTACTATTTGAGTAATTGGCTACACATTCAATATTTCCGTCTTTAAGAATGGGAGTATAACCACTTCCGGACAAAACAAAATTCGATGTTTCTACAAGCGTCCCCGTCACAATCTCGCCATTCTGGTCAATCAGTTGTTTCCCCTGTGCCATATCTGCCGCCGTGCCGGGATTTGTCAATGTTGGAAGCTGCGTCCCCGTCTCAATCGCCGCGATTCTCGCCGGGAAATCATTGGCAACAATAGGGTCGGACGAGCCCTCTTTTGCTCGAATGGCATTCGCAATCGCTTTCAGCTTGTCTCCCTGAGTACTCAATAGCTCGCCTCCCAACTGTCCAGAATCGCCGCCTGAATAGAGGTATCTGTGTAGCTCTTCGCGGAGTCCAGAATCCCGTCCGCGTAAGTAAAAATATCCGTGTTCTTGTTCCCGGTATCATAGATGCTTTTCAGCATGTCGCCGGAGCCGATGCCGTCCGCGCCATTGTACACGGTAAATGTTCCAATCGCTTCATCGTCTGAATCGTACATCGTGTAGGTGTCTGTGGTTCCCGCCGCTCCGGTGCCGCTGGTGCGTGTGATGCTCTTTACAGACGTTCCCTGCGGGCCGACCGGCCCCTCCGCCTGAATGGTAGTATCTTCATAGGCCCCGGTTCCGCTGTTCCACACCTGCCAGAAGCCCGTCTCCTCGTTCACCTGGGGCGGGTGGGCTGTTACCTGCGCCGCCGCTTCTGCGGTCTCTGCGGCCTCCTGCGCTCTTTTCGCCGCATCCACAGCCGCTTGTACATTGGCGTTAGCTGCTTCCTTGGCAAATGACGCAACCTGCGCGCCCGTCACTTTGGAAGCCACTCCCTGCTGCTCCGCGACAAAGAGGGAGTCATTGTCGATGCTCTCCACTGCCGGGAGCGTGCTGATATTTTTATCGGCCATCCGGGTCCTCCTTCTCGAAAGCCACAATCCCCTCCAGCGCTTCCAATGCTCCAGGAGAAATGCGAATCATATCCGTGTACTTGGAAAGGTCCACCACCGGAAATGTAATGCTGTCCTCCTGGTCCATCATTTCATCTCGGCGCTTCAAAAATTCGTTTAGGGCCTCTGAGTTCTGGAACTTGTAGTTTCCATTTGCCTTGATCTCTCCACCCATGTCGCGGACCAACGCCTGGTCCATGTTATAGACCGTCAAATACTCTTCATCCAACCGGGATTTCAGCTTTGCAAGCTGTCTCGCCGTCTTAAAGGGAAACGGGATTCCCGCTAACTCCATCATGGCTTTATGCGCTTCTGTAATCTTTCTGGGGGTCATACCGTCAACTCCTCAATCTTTCTTTCCAACTGCTGAATTTTCGCCGTCAGCACCGCGACAAACTCTCCATAAGAAAGGCCATACCGCCCCTCTTCATCCACAGACAGAGCCGCGAAATCATCCAACGGCATCCCGATTTCATTCAAAATATCCTCCACATCCTGCGCGATAAAGCCCAGGTGACGCTTGGCTTCTTTCCCTTTATAGAGAAAGCTCACTGGGTTCAGCCGGTCAAACAGAGAGATATATTTTTCAGCAACATCATACCGAATGTCATCCTTTGCGTTTCGGTCAGAAGTCACATTCAGCTCCACATCTGATGTAAAGCGGTTTGCGTACACATTGACGGCATTTCGGGTGTCCAGTGTAATATTGGTTGCCACAACGACCTCGCCATTATCGGTGGTCATACGAACGCCGCCGCTGGTGGCGACTACTTGATTTTCACTGACAGCTTCAATCATGCCCATGCCATAGGTGCGGGAGCCATTGTAATCGTAGCTGGTCACATATCCGATGTAACCGCCCAGGTCCGCTCTATCGCTTAAATCCTCGTAAACCCGCATCTCGCCGCCCAGCCGGATATATTCTGCGGAGACCTCGCCAGTCAAAATATTGTCTCCGGAAATCATGGTGGAGCCATCGGTCAGGCTGGACTCAAACACCACATCACCAGTAAATCGAATGACCTGCGAGGCAACCGTAACGCCGCCCACAGAGAGATCAATATACGAGCGGTCTGCGCCGTTTTGCACCGTGAGTGTGATGTTATTCACCTTTTGCGAAATCGTGGAAACCTGTCCATTCAAACCCTGCACGGTGGATGTAATGCTGTCCAACTGAACGGAAATGCTAGATGACAGACCTTCAATCTCATTTTCTACTTCCAGACGGATTTCTTCCGCCGTTTTTGTGATTGTGGAACGGGTCTCTGCAATCTTGCGATTAAACTCCTGCGTCATGGGACCTGCGGAAGGGTACTCGTCCTCAAGCTCTACTTCTCCGGGGGCGGAGATGCTTGGGAATCCCTCTCCGTCGTCCTCAAGTCTGGAAATGAAAGAATACAGGCCGCTAACAGTCACGCCGTCTCCAAGTTCAGCCGACGGGTCCAAATTGGCCGCATCCACGGTAAACGACTGATACTCATAGCCTTGCAGCTGTGATAAAAGTGTATTAACCATGTCCTGTGTTGCATGGGGGCAGGAAGCCGTGATCTCCAGACCTGTATCGTCCCCCGCCGTCAATGCGTTTTCATCATCGACTATCAACGTCACACGGGAAATGGGTTTATACTTTCCGGTATTCTCAAAGCCTGTGATGTCCAGGCCGACAAAGAATTGTTCAGACAAGGATTCTGTCACCTCCAAAGGTGATGGCGTCTCCGTGTTCATCCACTAAATAATTTGTTTCCGGAGGAGCGGACAGGAGCGGAACCAGATATAAGGTATTTGCGTCTGTTATCATCCAGTTCCCCGCATGGGCGGCGGCGATAAAACACAGTTCGTTCCGGATGGTGTAATCGTTGGCCGGATAATCAATGGTGTAGTTGGCGTTCAGCGCCGTCCGGCTGTCCAGCGTTACTCCCAGAATGCGGCAGAACTCCGCAACAGCGTCCGGCATGGTCATGGGAAATTCCAGGCTCTGGTCCGGCTCCCAAACCACCTCTGCCTTACGCATGGCGTCATAGGCTTCCAGCGTCCACTCGCCGTCGTCCTCGCTCCTGCGGTTGGTGAAGAATGTGCCCTTCGGAATCCATTCGGAAACCTGTGTCCCATTTTTCAGGCGGACATACCGCTTAATGCTCGCCGCTTTTGGAATGTTGTCTGCAAAGAGGCTGATCTTCAAGCTGGCAGTGTATGCGTTGCCGATTCCGAAATCCTCAAACAGGCCGTTGCTGTAAGAGTGCTCCACTTCCTGATCTGGACCGTACTCAACTCCGTTGATCTCAAACTTATATTCCCGCTCTGTGTTTGGCATCCTCCAAAGACTTTTCCACAGTTTGCTTGTCATCTGTGCCATAGCTATACCTCTATGATATTGAAAGACGCTCCCTCCCAAATATCAGTATCGCCGTCCCATACTTCGCTGATATTGGCATTGAACGAGGAGCAGTAAAAGGTCTTGGTCATGGTACCATGCAGATCACGGTATGTAGCTGGAAACGTGGCGGCGCTTAAATCATCATCCAGCTGCGCTAAAAGCTCGCGGTTCATTCCTAGCATGGTATAAGACAGCTTTCGCTTGGTTGTAATCTTATGGCGGCGCATTTTCCCATCTTTTGTGCGGGTCGTTTTATCGCTGTCTAGGTCCTCCCTGCTCCAGCCAAAACCTTTGCTCTGCACATATGGGGAATAGTCGTGCCCGTTGATTTTCAAAATCTCCATATCCACCTCAGAAGTTTAGAACCGGCTTTCCGGCTTGCTGTGTCATGCGGTTAATATGGTTAACCGTGTTTCTTGCGACCTCTCTCCCGTCCAAATTGACAACTACCGTTATCGTGCCATTCCCCTGTCCACCAACCTCTCGCATGGCTTCCACTACCGCCTGCTTGATGGTATCAAGCGGCGCTTCAATGTTGGTTCCGCTCCGCTGGTCTCCTAAGACAGCCAGGAATTCCCGGTTGGGGGGAATCACTGCGCCCTGTGCCAAGCGCGGAATTGATACTTTTGAAATTCTTGGAATGTTGATTCCTTTGAACGAATAGCCTCCCAACCAGTCCGGGAGTTCAAAAGCTGTCAATGCTTGGAGGCCGTCTAGCAGTTTATTGATCCCGCTGATAATCAGGTTAATGGCGCTTTCGATCACACTGACAATTCCATTCCAAGCCCCTTTGAAAATATTTTTAATCCCTTCCCATGCAAGGTCCCAGTCTCCGGAAAAAACGCCTCCAATGAATTGAACCAACCCTGTAAAAATTTGTTCAATAGCGTTAATTACATTCGTAACAGTAGTTCTAATTCCATCAAACGCGGATCTAAACAAATTCTTAATTGTATCAATAATAGGACTGAGTACGCCGCCGGTTTTTTCGTCCAACCAGTCTAGGAAGCTTTGAATCATAGTCTCGATTGCGTCAAAAATCGCTGTAATCGCAATATTAAGACCATCAAAAATTCCAGTAATTCCCGCGACAGCCTGTTCAATGTTTCCTGTAAATACTCCAACAAAGAAGTCAATAAATCCTTGCAGAATCATTCGAATTCCGTTTAATAAGGCTTCTCCTTGTCCGTAAGCGGTCGTAATTGCCAAGACAATAGCCGCAATTCCTGCAATCAGCATTGGAATCCAGGAACCTATGAAAAGTGCGATCCCCGCTCCCGTTGCCAAAATTCCCGCGATAGAGAGAATCAGATTTTGTAAGTTCCACCCATTTTCATACGCATCTCTGAATCCGGTTACAAGCATTGTCAAACCCGTTACGATCAAGCCAACGGCCGCTCCGACTCGTCCAAAAACTAACCAAAGCCCTGCCACAAGTTCAGCCGCCCTTAAAAGCATTCCTAGGAGGTTGTCCCATGTAACACCGTTTACCCATGCGTCAAATGTATTCCTGATAAATTCGATTGCACCATCTAGCGCAAGAAATAACCCCAAGAGAGTCTTTAAACCGTTTCTAAACTGCGCGGGAATTTTCCAATATAGCAACGCTGTCCCGATCAATTTGACAAGGTTTAAAATTTTATCAAGAATCCCTGTGTCTTGTTCTTCAAAGTCAAATGTCGGCGCAATGTTGTTTCCAGCAGTGCCGCCCCCGCCGTCTTTGGATTCCCCTGCCAACTGATTAATTTCGTCAAACCCGGCTAGTGATCCGGAAGCCTCATCTGCCGCCGCCCCAACTCCTTCTAAAGCCTCAGCTTCTTTGTTCAGTCCTTCCGCTGCCTGTGCAGATTGTTTAATGGTACTTCCAAACAGCATGGAAACAACATTAGCGATTGCTGTAATGATTCTCGACAAAACATTTACAAATACTGTAAATGCTGGTATAATCACATTTACTAGGGGCTGTACTAATGTAAGGAGGGCCCCCTTTAATCTACCGATGGCCGCAGTCGCTTCGTCATTGGTTTTAATGACCTTTCCGAACCATTCTCGCAGAGAGGCAAGTCCCTGAGAGATCACCGTAAAAATCAACGCGCTTCGTACCACTTCTCGTAGTCTCATGGAAAACTTTCCGGCGCTCTTTTGCATCCGCTCCATGGCCTGTGACATTATTTCTGTGTTTGGTCCAGAAGATGCAAGTTGCTTTTGAATATCTCCCGCTCTTTCTTTGGTCAGATTAAGGGCAATGTTGGTTTTCTCAATAGAAGCATCGTAGCTCTCCACCTTTTTCTGCACAGCATCCCATTCTTTTTGGAGCTGCTTTACCTTTTCTGCCTGCTGATTGATACTGGAAGACGTGAAAAACTCGCCGCCGCTTCTCATTCCTTCTAGTTTTGCTTTTGCAGCATCCAGCTCTGCCCCAAGTTGCCTAGATTGTTCAATCAACGGCATTTGTTGTTGCTGCTTAATATAAATCTGATCATTTAAGCTCTCAATTTTTTTGTTTAGTTTGTTCAGTTCTTGTTGCGCCTTTTTATTATCAAGATCAACATCAATTACAATAGAGCCATCAGCGGCCATAAGATCACCTTGCTTCCTAGCGGTTTTATATATTGAGGAGGGGATTTGTATAGAAAATATACTTTTACTTGTTTTTTGATATTTTAAAGAAAAATGGAGGGTATTTGGAATGGGAAAGATGACAAAATGCAAATCTTGCGGAGCTGAAATCGCAAAGTCGGCAAAAATGTGTCCTCAATGTGGTGCGAAACAAAAACACGCTTTAAAAAATGTAGCTTTTATTCTTATTGCTATTTTTTTAATAGGTGTTTTTGCATCTATATTTGGGGATAACAGCAATCCAGAATTAGTACAATCAGATAATCAAGGAGATAATTCTACACAGTCAGAAGATGTTCAGAAAGAAACCGAGGAAAAAACTGTTTTTAATGTTGGAGAAACAGCTGCTTTAAATGATATTCATGTAACCTTGGTTAACGTTTCTGAAAATAACGGCGGAAATTATATGACTCCAACAGACGGAAACGTTTTTATCGTCTGTGAATTTGAGATAGAAAATAATTCTGACACAGATATAGCCGTTAGTTCTATCATGTCGTTTGAAGCTTATGTTGATGATTATTCTACTTCAATGAACCTTTCAGCAATGTTGAGCACCAACCAGAAACAGCTTGATGGTTCTGTTGCAGCAGGAAAAAAGATGAATGGTGTTATTGGATATGAGGTTCCATCTGGATGGTCCACAATAGAAGTGAAGTTTACCCCCGATTTTTGGTCTGGAAAAGATATTGCGTTTACTTATTCAAAGCAGTAAAAATGTAGAATCCCCTGCTATCTCTATTGAGTTTTCAAGGTGTAGTTTCTTGACAGCTATCCAGCCAGCCCGTATAATAGCAAACAAGAGGTGATCGGGATGCTAGATGAAAAGGACCTGCAAGCGATTCATACGATGATGGAGCAGCAGAAGAAAGAAATCCTCAAAGAGTCTATGGCAAATATGCAGGTAATCATTGAGAATACATTTGCCCCACAATTCAAATTATTGTTTGAAAAGCTAGATTCAATGGGGTCTAAAATGATCCCGCAAGAAGCTATAGACATTATGGAAGATCGCGTGGATGATCTTGAAAAGACGGTGGCTATACATACCCGGCAAATTGAAGAATTGAAAAAAGCTCAGTAATGAATGCCTCAGACGGTGCCTGTTTCGGGTGCCGTCTTACTTTTTGTCCATGCCTTCAAAAGCTCTTGCTCTGTATCGGTGTACTGTGTTTTTAGGTCAATGATATCCCGGTTTTTTCTATAAAACTCTTTGTCTGCTTTATCCAACGGTTTTCCAAGTGCTCTTTTTTCCCGAATACGAATGATCTGTGCAAATAAGCAGTCCCCAATTTCCATGTAGGCACCTAGCCAAGTCCACCAATGAACTCCTCCTGTATTGGTCTGCGGATCATATTCTTTTGCCCGCACTTCATATCCAAGGACTCGGTTGATTGGGGCAACAATCATAGAAAAATCATGTTTCCAGGAAATCAGCTGCGGCTGTTTTTGTTTGGATATTTCTTCTCTTCCACCGTTAATAAAGCGAAAGCACTCCTGAATCGCCGCGTCATAATCCGTCAGTTGGTCAAATTCCACATAGAAGATTTGGAGCACGGCAAGAGCTCGTTCTTGATCGTTGAAATCTGGGTCGTTCAGAATTTCAAAAATGTCAAGGATGACACGAAAATCATAGCGAATAGCAAACTCTTCTCCGTCTATTTCAACGGTTTTTGGCAGTCCATAACTCATGCCGTGCTCCTTACTTCAGCTTCTTTGATACTTTTGGTACTTATTTAGATACTTTTGGAGCTTGGGATTCGTGGCTTTCTGTTCGCGCGCGAATGAAGAATCAATTTCATCCATCACAGCCAGCATGAGATTACACCACACCGGAAGCCCGTTTGCCAAAGCATAAACATTCATACCGCCAAACAGCACATCACAAACCGCGTCGCCAAACACGCCGTCAATGATGCCGCGCATTTCAGCATCCCGCTCTTTTGCAAAAGCAAAGATTTCCCGCTTGTCTGCAATTTTTTCAATTTGTGCCTTATACCCTTCCTGCTTTTTATCCAGTTCTTCAAAGGCGGAGTACAGCTTTTCCACAAAGTTGCTGTCAGTCGGGTTAAAAGATACCTCACACTTCCCGTTCAGGGAATATGTAACAAGTCCGCTGTCGAAGCTCAGTTCTTTCACGTCTTACACCTCGTCTGGAGTAAAAGTCACCTTAGCGCCGGAAACAGACGCCGTTCCGGTGGTTCTTGTACCACCCAAGGTCACATCATAGGGCATTCCAACAGAGCCGCCGCCCTCCCCGCCCAGGCTGGACGGCTTAACCATACAGGCGGAATATCGCTCCGCAAACGCAGCGGTTTGAGCTGTGCCAGCATAAAGGTGTACAATCAACATGTCCTGGTTTGCAAGAGCAGCAGCATTTTGCTCTCTGACCGCTAAATTCCAAATCTTTGTGATGGCGGGGTCTCCTGCATCCAACTCACTGGGGTCAAAGCTCTGCGTGATGATCGGCTTTTTCATGCTGGTTCTGGTGGTCCCAAGGATATCTTTTGTAGAGTCCTCCTGCCAATCGTATTCCATAGAACTGTCTGTGACACGGGTCCCCAGGGGGCTCCAAACAGGTGTAGAACTGTCCCCCGTATTGAGATACGCCACCAAAAGCTCACGGTCTACCGTTTGACCGGCTGTCGTATTAAATTCCATATCGGGCATTGGTTTCTCTCCTTTCAAACTCCGACTTCATAAGTCAGGCGCATTAAAATTTGATAATCTTCATAGCCGTTTTCAAGTGCGGCCAGCTTTGCGGCCTGTGTGGTAGGCTCCACTCTCAGTGCGCGGATTCCCTCTCCAAGCTCCGGTTTATTCGTTATGGCCCAGTCTCCGAATCTGTTCAACAGCTCGACAGCTTCTAATCGTGCATCTATGCTGTCTCCCGGTTTGATTCGATAGAGCATTTCAAACTGATATTCCGCTTGATATCCGCCCAGAATGTATTTGCTTGTAATGTAAGTTCCCGGAATCGTGGAGAGAGTCATTCCTACCTCAGCGGGCTTTGCCATGTCCACATCTAAAAATTCATAGTTAATGATGGCAACGGGCTTGTCCGGAAAGGTATTTGCCCAAACCAGCATAGAACGGGAAATTGTTTGAACCTCCTCCGCCGCAGCTAACACTTTAGGCCGTTCTTTTTTATCAGAGATCATTCTTCACCGCCTTGTCTGCTACTCGCACCCACTTCTCAAGGTTTTCTGACTTGCTAGCCTCGAACCAGTGGGATTGGGCCTTTGGATTTACAGAACGCTGTATGTTCAGGTCCATATCAGTTGGTTTCAGTTTTGCGCCCTTGCGGAATCTTATTACTTCCGTTCCATCTTCGCCCACAATGCGCATCGGCCCCTTTCCTGTAGCCGCATCCACCATAACTTTTCCGTAATAGAGGTAGCGGGCATAAGGGCCGGGGTAGACGATCGTCGATCCTCCTGTCCCAGGGCCGAGCCCTGCGTTACTGAATCCTTCTATTCTTGTTCTGGTATCTAGGCTTCCGGTTAACGCAGGCACGTAAGGAGACGTGTCCTTACGGATTTGAATAGCAAGAGTGTGTTCAGCTTTTGAAGATGCTTGCATCAATTTATCCTTGATTTCCTCCAGGCCTTTGGTGTGTACCGTGAGTCTCAGCATTTCAAACACCTCCCACTTGAAAGTGCGACATATCTCCGCCAAAATCCTTGAAGTCCACCTTACTCACATCGTAGACGTTATCATATGCCGCTTTGATGGTCTGCACCGTCCAATCTGGGTGTACGGCCTCCCCTTTAACGAAAAAGCAGTCGCGGCTTACAGAGAGCGTCCACAGGCCGGTCTTGTCGTCTGCATTCCAAAATTCTCTTGGTCCGACATACCGCTTCTTTCTGCCTGTTAAGCCATCCACAGCATCAACATTGACCGGGATATACAAGGTAACGGCGTCCGCCCCTTCCAGGCCGCTCTTGTTCACATTAACGCCCTTGGAGGCGTCCAGGAGTACACCACGCAGAACAGTGATGTGATTGACCAAAGTAGGCTCAAATTTGTTTTCCGGCAGCTCTATACTCTTCGTGTTATAGAGTGTAACAACATGTGGAAACATGCTCATGCGTAGTACCCCTTTGCTTTCAAAAGCCCAGTTCCAGCAAGATACATTTTCGCCGTCTCCATAAGAACTCCTTGTGCACTTTCTGCCGCATTCAGCGCGTCTTTGGCGCTTGACCCTCCGGAACGATAGGTTTTGGACCAGCTTCCAACGGTTTGGCTTTGTAGTTCCCCGGAATCGCCGACAGACGCAGATAAGCTTTTGCTTGCCGAACTCCTTGCCGCGTCAATCGTTTGATAAGCTTCAGCGATTGCACAACACGCCATCTTTACCGCTTCCAGGTCTGCATGTTTGGCGGCTCTTCCAGCCGTACACCAATCAAGGTAGGAGCTTGCCCGAAGCGCGAGTCTCGGAAAATCAGATGGCTCAATAGATTTCCCGAAGTACACATACGAATAGAACTCGTAACCCGCATAAATCATAGCGCCGTCCTCCGGAGTACCGCCAAAATATCGGCCTTTTTCATGGAGCTGTTGACACCCTCCACGCCGTTCTCCACAGCATAATCAAGCATTTCTGCCCGAGTCATGCTGGAGAAGTCGGGCGTGGAGAGTGAAGCCGCGCTCAACAGCTCATTTAACCCCCCGAGGCAGCGTCTGGCTTTACAGAGGCCACAAACAGGCCGTTGGGGTCAGGAAGGACCGGGATAAACAATCCGGTGGCCTTCGTCCACACCGCCACAGGGTCAGGCGTCGCCCATTGGGTAATGGTGATGTACTGATCGGCGGACTTTTCGTTGTATTGTCCATACTCCGCCTCTTCTGGAGACACGCCCCACAAGCCCACACCCACCTGCGGGACTGCGGTGAAAGTGATCTTATCCTCCGGATAGAAGCGGTGCGTCGCCTCCGTGCCGTCCGCCTTCTGAGTCTTATATCGCAGATCATAGGTTGTGATGGTTCCAAATCCGAAGAGCTGCGAAAACAAACCGCGTAGACGCTCGTTGGGAACATAGGTCCCCTGTCCAACAGAACCAAAGATCAGGGTCTGAATGCCCTTGTTGGTCGCTAACTTACGGACTACCTTGTTAGAGGTAATCGCCTCGTTGATGGTGTACCCCATCTCAGCGGCTTGGTCCACAATGGCTTGAATCTGACCAATGACATCAGCATCAGCGGACATGTCCAAATCGAAGGCCAGGTTTTCACTGGGAACTTTATAATCAACGGTCATCTTAAGGCGATTCTCATTGATGTTCATCTTGCCGGTGGCAAGCACATCCATCTTGGCAACTTCGGTTCGGACCTTGACTGCATCCGCCATCAGACGCATATCATCAAACACATAGCGCACGATAGCCTCATCGCCATACACGCCGGATTCAGTCAGGAGCCGCACGCGCTCGGTCTGATTGATCTTGCGCTTGATCAGCAGCTTTTCGACCTCCATCTTGTCAAAGGTAGGCCGGGAACCGATTTCCGCCTCCGTGTCAAAGGCGTGGACGGTAGCCATCACAGGCAGGGTAGCGCCATTGGCAAGACGCATATATTCCGCCTTGAGGTTTTCGGTCTTCTGATCAGGGAAAAGCCGGTCGCCTAGGTATGCAGGGCGGGCAACAGACAGGTTCTGAGAGAAGTCCAGTCTTTCAGCATCGGAAATCAAAGTTAAAATATCAGCCATTTGTCAATCCTCCTTGTTAGACGCCTGCGGAAGTCCAGACGGGATAGAGTTTTGCATCCTTGGTCATCTTGACCGATGTAACCGCAGGCCCGCCGCTGGAGAGCGCCCATCCGGTTTGTGTATTGCTCGCTTTAGTCAGCGGATAATCGGTTGATACAGGAGCATAGCTGCCCTCCTGGTATTCATGGGTATCAACCGGAGGCGTGCCTGTACCATCGTCCTTTTCATAGGTCAGGCAATATCCCCTGGTAACTTCGGGCGCATCCACAAACACAATCCCAGCCGCTTTCAGCGGTGTCTCGGCGGCGCTCTGGATATTCAGGCGTTCTTTCAGAACACGGCCAGCCAGCATGACGCTCCCTTCGTGGTCGCCGTGGGTGACATCCACATCGTCAAAAACGATACCCGCGGCGCTCCCATCATTGGACGGGAACACAGTTCCGGCGGCAACGATTTTGTTTCCATACTCATCCGCCACGCCCATAGAAGCTGGAATCTGATAGGTTTTCAGGACAAGCCCAACCTCGCTTTCCAGGAAGTTCGGCCGAAAAGTGCCATTCACTCTGTAAAAATGAGACATTCGTTTCACTCCTTCGTAGTATTTTGGGTTGCGTACATTTGATTGAACTGCTTGGCGTACATGGCTCCTTTGCTCTCGTGAGCAGGAGGCCCGCCAGGGCCAACAGGCTTTGCAAACGACGGGGCAGGCTTGTCCCCCTGGAACGCAGCTGGGTCGCTATCTTGCTGCGCCTTCAGGTAATCTTCAAACCCTTCCAGAGCCCCGTTTTTGAGCGTTAGGCGGTTGGCGGTAAGGTCCGCAACAAACGCCTTTTCCGCGGCTTTAGAACTGAACTTTACACCCTTGTCGGCAATCGCATGATTGACAGCATCTGCATAGTCACGATCTGCAATCTGCTTCTGATACTGCTCTGTCTCCGTGGTGTACTTGGCCTGCAGGTCAGCTAACTGCTGCTTGATGCCATCCACATCACCGGCAGATTTTTTTAACTTCTCAATATCCGCATCTCTCTGTGAAAGTTGTTCCTGAGACGCTTCAAGGTCCGCCTTTGCTGTATCTGCCGCCTTTTTGTATCGTTCAATGTCTTTCCCGTTGATCGCCAAAACTTTTGTCGCTTGTTCCTCTGTCAGTCCAATTTCAAGCAGTTCTTCTGTTTTCATGCGTTCTCCTTTGCGGCTAGGCTTTTTAGGTCGTTGCCGTGACCCACCGCCCCGCACTTTTAGGCTTGCGGATAGCCAAATTTGATTGATTTTCCCGTAGTTTCTCGACTTCGGGCCGGTCAGATGTTGTATAAAATCCGCAAATGCGGGTCTTACTAAAAATATTTGAAAAAGCTCTTGACATAGGTATATACCTATGCTATACTATAATCAGAAAGGGGGCGAGTAAATGCCTACTGAAAACGAACGCAAAGACGTTCAAAAGGCTATGGCGTATGACTTACTCCGAATCTTGAAGCAAGACCCGGATAAGACTTACACCGCCGCCGAGCTGGAGAAGCTGATCGACGCTTATATCACAGGTTCCCAGCAGTAACTTCCACGGGGCCGGGAAACCGGCCCCCAGCCTTTTGAAGGGAGAGATACTTATCAAAGAAAGAAAAGAAACGCCGCAGGAGCGCTATCATAAGGCTCACACAAAGATGCTTACAATCCGCCTAGTGGAAACCACGGAGCAGGACATTATTCAGCGGCTAGACAGCGTCCCTAGCAAAGCCGGGTATATCAAGAACCTTATCCGCGCGGATATTGCGCGGAATGGAGAGGCTTAAATCATAGCGCACCTGCCTCCTGCCATGCCTTTACCAGTTTCGGTGCCTGTTTGGCTATCCAGTCTACCATTTCCTCGTTCTGTGCCCATTCGCTATTTTCGGCTAAACCGCTTTCGCAGAGAAAAGCATGGACAATTTCGTGACGATGGTTTTTCTGCTCCTGCAATTCCAAATTCTTTTTGTTTCCGGGCTCTTCGCGTTTGTACTTCTTGACAACAATCGCTTTTATAGTTTCATCACAGTACCCATCACAATCTTTCAGATAGTCATCCTCTTCTTCTGGTATAAAACGGATGGTGTACTCTGTGCCCAAAATATTTACTTTCAATACTCCACCCTCATTCTTTCCCGCTGCTCTGGCAGCCCTGCCGCCTTGCTAAATTCCTTGTATTTGGCGTTAAGCCGCCGGATTTTGGTTGTTACCGCCGTGGCTTCATCTTCAAGCCCTGCCGCCTTATATGCAGTCTGTTCCCGCTTCAGCTTTCGGATGGTCCGCTCGATCTGGCGTTGCTTTTGGGTGGCTTCATAAGCCGTGTAGTGCTTGCCTTCAAAGTTAACGTCATGGCCGTCGTCAATATGGGCCAGCTCTTCGTCGGTGTATGTGCGCTCCATCACGCCATCCACAAAAGGGTGCCTGTAATGGCGGCAGTTAGCGCCCATCAAGCCGTCCACATAGCCAAGTCCGCACACCTCGTAGATGCTTGGGTATTTGTCTCCTGTTCTGATAGAATAAACTTTCCCTTGCCATGAACGATGATTCTGCCATCCAACGCCGGTATCACGTGCGCCAATGTGGGCAGTCACTTCGTAATACGGGGTTTCCAAATAGTCCGCTGACTGCTCGGAATACTTATCACATAGCTGTCCGACTCCTGTCATCACCGCCCGCCGGGCTGCTACGTCGATTTGGTCCCGGTGTCCGCTCTCATAAGCCACGATCTTGATGCCGCTGTCTGCAAGCTGCTTAACAGTATTTCTAATAGCTTGGTTATAGCTGACTGCTCCGCTCATAACCTGCATCTCCGCGTTATCCAGCGCCCATTGATAAGCACGGGCTGGTGTCAGCATCGTCCGCCCACTGTCCACCAGAAAGCCCATGGATCGGGTCAGGTTGCTGACCTCTCTTTGTGCCTGCGCCGTAATCGCGGCAATATCCATAGCGCTTACCAATGTCTCAGGAGCCGTCATCCCCGCAAGGTCTATGACCTCTTTGTAATACCGCTGGTTACGTTCCACCACGTCCTCCAGCAGTCTATTGAGCCGTTGCTCGCTGATATTGGCCGTTCGCTGGATGGCCCTCTCTATCTCTTTTAGGCCAATTCCATGTGACCGCAGAGCCCGGATATCCTGCACCGTGACCTCATTCAGTTCTCCGGCCAGTTTCAGCCGAGAGCATATTTCATCAAGGAGCGTCTCTTCCAGGCTTCGGAACAACTCCGCTAATTCTTCCGGGAGTGCGTCCAATACCTGTGGGCTAAAAAGGGTATTTCACCTGACCACCCCCTCAAATACATTCACCCAAAACAAATATTTCAGAGCATAGCCAATAATGGCAAGAATGAAGGTGATAGCAATTGCTATAACCACGCATTTCTTCTCATTCACTACTCTGTTTCCTCCTGGCCCTCCGTTGTCATATCTTCCATCTTCGGCAGCATCATCTTGGCTGTGGTCTCGTCCTCTCCATACCATTTTGCCCGGTATTCCCAATCATTCATCACACCCATGGAGACGTCCTGCCGGTCGTTAGCCCGCTCCTTTTCCTTTGCGTCAGCGTCATCAAGAACGCTGTCTCCCCAAGAATAGGTGACTTCATAGCCTCCAGCAGGCGCCAGATTGTACAGTGTAGCATACACGTCCATGGCATAGATCAGGCTGTCAAAGGTATGCTGTAACGCTTTTTGAATGCTATCGATAGTGATAAACATCCGCTGTTTGCTGTTGCGAACCTCTGTCGCCGTCTTTTCAACACTTTGTGGGTCTGACAGCGTGCCATAAGAGAGGCCAACCTGGAACTCAATTTGTTTCAGAATATTTTGTAGCCCTCGATAAAGCGGTTCGTCCCGAAAAGAGGGTTCAAACTGTTCAAAAAACTTGCCGTCCTTGGAGAACGGAGCAATCTCAAACAAGCGTTTGTCGAAGTCCCTTGCTACTGTTTCTGTAGCGTCCATAAATATCTTTCTCTGGCCGCTCTTGTACTCCCACCGGATCAAATCCCACTGCTCGTCCGCTCTTTGGATGAGGTCTACCGCGGACCCTCCATATACGGACACACCGGTTTTATCATCGGTGTCCACATTGTTTGACTGCGGGGGCTTAAAATAGGCAAAGAGCGGTCCTTCCAGGTTTTCTATCTTGACTTCTGGCGGGATATCCGCCCAATCCGGAACCTCATTCAAAGCGGCTGCAGGTCCCATGGAACCGCTGCTGTCGCTGCGGTATGCTTTGTTCTGGATGGTATATGTAGTACCCTCTAAGTTGTGGTATTCCAGCCGGACATAGTATTTATCATTGGCTTGTGCTTTTTCACGGAACACGCCTCCAACACAGGTACCAGAAGCATCAAATTTTGTGGGCTGAAACGATGCCGCGCTAGTTCCGTCCACCAAAATACGGTTCCCATAAACATACGGTTTCAGCGCAATACCACCTGTTGCAAGCCCAAGCTCAAGCTGCTGTAGGAACCTTTCTTGCGCTGCTTGAAACTGCTCGTTATGATAGTCCGCCCTGGCACTGCCCGCAATACTTACTGTGAGTTCCGCCAGCGTCGGGCGGGCAATCTCTCTACAGATCGCTGCTGGCAGGCCCATCGGAACCACAGGAGGAACCGCCCAGGGCGGTCGGTTGACATACATAGCAAACCACAGGTTGATGTTCCGCTCCATTGTCTGTCCCGTGGCAGGCTTAACGCCAAACTCCCGCTGAGTCACCGCCTGCGGAAATATGAAGTTTTTCAAGCGGCCCAACCAGCCGACAAAAACACTCATGCGATCTCTCTCCACATAATGGTGTTACAAAAATAGCGCATCTGGTCCATTGAGTGATCTGACTCTTTAATGACTTTGTCTTCCCCGGCATCTCCATCCCACATGTAGGATTGAAATTCCTGGAACGTATTCTCGCAGCTCTCGTGAAACTTGATCCGTCCAGTTTGCAGCAAAGTTGCCGTCAGCCGGATTCCATCCAAAACAGAGTTATCCGCATCCCACACGGCAAATTTCCCATGCCGATGTATGCACTCCTTGAAACTTGCCGCAGAAGGGTCAACGATCACACGTTCGATCTTCTTTCCATCCGCAAAATTCTCCAGGTCCTGATAATATTCTTCATCGGTCTTTTGTTTTTTCTTCGCCCGACCATCGTAATAATACTCCTTCAGCATGACAGCCTCCCCGCGATAAACGCGCCACAGCCCCATCGCCGTTGGATTCATTGTACCGTAGTCAATAGCGATATAATATAATCCAGGTCCATCAGGGTTTCCGCGAATAACATGCTTGTCCATGTCAAACATCGGATAAACGAGGCCGTCTGCGGGTTTCCACAGCCCAAGAATATAGCGATCATAATAGACTGTCCCGGCGTATTCCTTCTTTAGCTCCTCCACCACATGTGGTGGGAGCACGCCATCGTCGATCACATAAGGCTGCTGATATATGTCAGCGTCGCTGTCAAGGAATTTCTTAAACCAGTGCTCCGGGTTGTCCGGGTTGCAGGTTCCGTCAAAATGTGAGTGCTCACAGCGCAGGCGGCTTTTAAGCATCTGAAATACGTCCTCGCTCCAAGTCGTCACCTCATCGCCGTAGACGTACTCGAAAGTTGCGCCCTGTATACGCGAGACATGCTTTTTGTTGTCTGCTCCAAGGGCATAAACCTTTTTCCCGAACAGTTCCACAGTGTTATCGCTACGGATAATTCCGATCTGCCCAGGCCACCACTGCCGCATAGGCTCCAAGATGTTTCTTTCGAGCGTCCCCCTGGTATTTCCAAGCAGAACCAAAAGTCCCTCGCCTCTTGCTGCTACAATTCTCTTTGGAATGGTAACTGTGAAATCCAGAAACGATTTCCCGCTGCCAGTAGCGCCCGTTTTGACATTCCAGCGGTGGTTGCAGTTTTGCAGATATTCCAGTTGCTTTTCAGTCAATGGCACTTGGAATTCCCTCCAACAGCTCCCGCGCTTTCTTAAGCATGTCAGTGTCGCCCGGAACCTCTGGTTTGTCCCGCCACTTGTTCGGTCGACGGTTCTTTAGCCAAAAGATTTGCGCTGTGGTGTCTGCCGGGACATGGCGGATTGTTTGTATGACCTTCATTCCGTCTTTATCTGACTTTTCAATCCGCTGTTCTTGGTAGTCATATCCAAGTGCTCGCTTTAGAAGGGCGTTTTCCACTTGGATGTCTACAACTTCTTTTCCCTTTTTTAGGGCCTCGGAAATATCTTGAAACTTATTCTTCCAGTCGTACAAGGTCGCCGTACTGATTCCCATGTTGTGGGCTATCTGCTCGTCAGTCAGACCATCCCTAGCCCAGCCCTCTAAAAGGGTAAGCCCATCCGGCTCCAACCAGCGTTGATACTTCCCTTTTGCCACAATGGGCTCACCACCTCTCGGTCAGATTTTTTCTTGGTCTAAAATTTTACGTAGTACAGGAATTACATTATCATAGTAACGAAATGCCGGTACCTCTTTGTTGCTCCACTTGGCCTTATCCTTAAACCACTGCCCATACTTATCGTTTTTTAATCCATTTTGGTTTGCAATCGCTCCAACTTTATTCCCGCTGATTCCAAGAATCTCCCCAATCTCTCCAGCACTATATGTCTTAGTTTCCAATCTTGGAAGAGGCAGCAGATATTCTCCGGTCAGCTCCTTTGTGGCGTGAGCGTTCAGCACCTGTTCGTATGTAGTTCCATGGTACTGCTTTGCAAGCTGTGTCAAAATGCGGGCGGATTGAACACGGGCATTTCTGCGACGAGTCTCAGCCATCATCTGCTGATACTCCGTCATGCCAACCAGCTTCGTTTTCCCCGTCATGAGACTATCCATGACTTCCCAGCAGAAGTCCATAAATGCATCGGCTTTTGGCTGATCGCTGTGCCGGCAAATCTCCATGATGCCTTTGCGGTTATAAAGGGTTGTGTTATAAGACTTCCCGTCAGTTGATACCAGTTTGGTAACAACTGAAAATCTGTCCAAACGGTCTTTCCTTTTTGCATGAATTTTAGCAATCGCAACACGCGGATCACTGTATTCCAGCGCCACCCCGATTTGTTCTCTAGTCATCCACGTTTCTCTTCCGTCCCCATAAAAATCACATTCCACGTTTCCGAAAGATTCGGATTTGATAAGTTTCAATTCATCCATAAAAAACCACCCTTTCTTAAATTTCGTTTCCACCATTTATGTTGACCCGGGGAAGAGGAGTAAGGTGGCACCTCCCTTTTCGGCCCGTCGGCCTATCCCCGGTATTCAACCATTTTTCGAGAGGCGGTGGGAGATTACCCCGCCATGCGTTTCCTCCCATTAGTCCCGCCCCCGTCTCGTGCAACTGCGGGGCGGCATATCCCCCTTTGCGGGGGAGCTGTGAGTTTTTCGGCTTTTCTCACTTGCCTTTCACCAAGAAATTCTGTAAGGACTTGCGCCCTGGAACGGGTGGAAGGCTCTGTTCCCCCAACCTCCGGTTTTGGAGACCGGCGCTCTCCATTGAGCTACACCCGTATATGTGCGCTTTCCGCTTAATTGTCACACATCTGCCCATCGCCGCAGCCAAATCCAATATGGTCAGTAGCACGAAGCCTTTCAGCGGCAAATGCAGTTTTCAGCGGGACAGCGCTTCGTGGTCCAGCCATCTAGAATACAGCGTCACAATGCCGCTGGGCCGGTCCACTGGTGCGGATTCCGTCTCTACACGCTCCGCCGGGCGCAGCCGCTTTCTCCGTGTCGGCACACTTGACTCTCAAAGGCTGCCATTCCGCCCGGAGTCGGCCAGCTATGGCTACTGGCAGGCCGCTGGTGATTTCACTGGTAAGATACGCGGCCCCGATTCGCCAGTATAGTGTCTTTCCACAGTCAGCTCCGTGGCCTTTGGAGCGGTCTGCTTTGCAGGGCCAGCCTCGAAAGGCACTCCCTGCGCATTACCCCCAGGTTACACACCTATCCCCGGATTGTGGGGAGGTTTCACAAGGGGGCGGTCTAAGTTGGCTACCGCGAAAGGTGCGGGTTGCCAAGCCCCCGGCCGGACTCGAACCGGCGACGCTTCAATCACCCATATTCCTGGGCCGCTCTTCCTACTGAGCTACAAGGGCATAGGAGGCCCGGAGGCGGAGGTGAACCCCCGGGCAGAGAGGAAAAGGAGTGGGAGTGCAGAGATACGCCCCCACACTCCCATTTTCGCATACATATTTCCGCTCACTCATAAAACTTTATGAATTCGCTATTTTTTCTATGAGATTATGAAAGTTTATGGTCTAATCTTCCTCCATTTTGCAAAGCTCGTCTAGGCTGATGTGATAATATGCTGCAATCAACTTTAGAGCTGTCATTTTAGGCTCAACTTCTCCTCTCTCATATTTTCGTAAGGCATCAGGGCTTAGCCCCATCAGCTGTGATGTAACTGTCATACTCCGAACTGGCCGCATACTTTCCCTCAGCCTCCTCAGCCTATCCTGGAACTCATTCAAGGGCTATCCCTCCTCATGCTTGTCTCTGTTCTTGCTTGCAATGGCATTCGCAATCGCGCATACTATTTCGTCGATGACGAGCAGAGCAAAAGTCAGCAAGAAAAAGGTCATCCACGGATGGGCAAGACACCATTCGGTCATGTGGCTATCCCTCCCACAATTCTAGCGCCCGCTTCAGACTCTAAGACGGTATGTAAATCCTCGATGCTGCAATAGCCTTCCGCAATGCTGTCCGCCAAGTCTCCAACCTCTTTCCAGACCTTTTGCAGAGCTTCCGGATCAAAGCCCTCCTTATCGCGCAGGGCCATCAAAAATAGAGCGCTTGCGAATTTGATGCCATCATCCCGCCCACGAAGCTCAGCACGTTTTACATCTGCCTTTGACGCCGGTTGTCTGCGGGGATTGACTTTTTTACTCATGCTGCTGATTCTCCTTTGGTGGTTCGGGGAGGTGCATCCAGTGGGTGACAATCCCAGGCCATCCTCTCCCCGTTCCTCTTTCGATTCCCCAGTGATCTTTGTAGTTGTGTTTAAAGTTGGAATATGCAAGGCCATCAAGTCCATAAATTTTGCTGTTACCCCAATATCTAGGGGCATAGACCAAATACCATCCATCCTTTTCCGGCAGCCTCTCCTTGACGCTGATCCACTCACTCACACTGTCCGCCCTCCCCGTCGTGGAGGTTGCGATTCACGTAATACCACTTATAGCTTTTATTAGTTGCTCTTTCATGCCCAATTAAAATCTTTCCCCACAGTTGATAAACAACAGTTCCATGATACCCATGTGTCTGCATATAGCACCTCTCTATTATCCAGCCGCTTGGCTTTGAAAAGGATATCTCTCATTCTTTGCCCTCCATCTCAATCAAAAATGCCGCATTACAAGCCAGATGCCACAGGTGAGGCAGGCCGCTTTCCGGATCGCATTGCTCCCCCTTGAGATAGGACAGCCAGTGCCGGTACAAAGCATCCTGATATCGCTGCGGCTCCACCTGCCGCCAATTCTCCGGGTCGTGGTACTTTTCGTTCCCGTACATTCGGACCGCCGTCACAGCCTCGATCAGGGAGACAGGGACCAGCGTGGGGCGAGGCTTCCCCGCGTCGGCTTTTGCCTGCTGGTCATCTTCATGTCCCCATGTTCTGGTAATGATGACTTCGCTCATTGGGCACCTCCGCCGTTCTCATCCGCAAACGGGTCAGGGGTCAGGATTTTGTCCTCCCATCCCAATTTCTCATAGTTGGCTCTGCATATCGGGCAGTTATGACCTACACGGACTTCCAGTGGGTCATAAAAACAGCCGCCCAGAACATCCCCAATTTGTTCTCCACACCGTGCACAGTAGACATACCCGAAGAAACCTGTGGTAATATGGCTATGCCCAAGGAGCGCACAGGTCACGCTTTTCCGCTTCTCATCGTCCAGTGGTTCCAATGCCGCAATTTTCTTTTCGTATTCTTCTTTAGTCACTTCGTTTCACCTCCGATGATCTCGTCAAGGGTGGAAATTTGTCCATTTTTCATGCTTGGAAATAGGTCAGTATGCAGATAGGCTATTGCCCCAATATCCGTGTAAACACGAATAGCACATGGTATTAATTCCAGTTTTTCAGCATTTGGATAAATAAGTTTGATCGCCTTCGCCCTCTCCACCTCCTGCTCCGTCCAGCGGGGCTTTTCCTCCAAATCCCACTCATGTACCCATTCACGACAGCAAATCCATCTCTGATAGATAGGGCAGGTCTGTTCGCACGGCTTGTCTGTGTGAGCCTTTCTGTATTGATAGCACCACTCTTTCAGTTCTCCCAGCGTCCAGTCCTTCAGCGGCTTTTCCATGTTGGCCTCCTCCTTTGTATGTGGCACCCAGCAGCTTCCGTCCTCTTTCCTGTGGTGGCAATCCTCGTTTTCGTCCCAAGAGCAGCAGGGGCCGCCATGAGCACAGTCGCAGCACATACCCTCCACGGCGTTTCCATATTCTAACTGCCCGCGATTCCCGGACGGTTCATCCTCCACCACCTCATAGCCCATCAGGCGGGCGGCTTCGTGGGGGTTCAATTTAGCCCACCTGAAACAATTCATCCCGTTTTTTTCTTTATTTAAAGCGCACGCATAACAACTATGTTTTATGCAGAAATTGCAGAATGCGCTATCTAGGTTCCTTTGTTCCCCCGTCTCAAAGTTCCGAAACTTCATGGTCGGCCTCCTTTCGCTGGCCGTAGGAGCAGAAATCATCATCGAACCAACCTGTTTGCTTGTGCTTCGTGCAATAATCAATTGGTTTGTGATACTTGCACGCCCAGCACCTGACCACAGGCACGGCGGAGATGGTGGGGGCATTGTTTATAACCTCAATAGCATCATCAACTCCGCGTGCATACTGAGTATCACCTTCTGAAAAGCAACGCCTATCAAAAGTGAAATCTAAATTATCAACATCAATCAACCTCATGCTCGTCCTCCTCGTGCCAATTTTGTAATGCATGTTTTAGGGTCTCATTCTCCCGCTTCATCTGATCCAACTCGATCTCTTGTTCTTTCAGCAGTTTGTCCCGCCGTTCCAATTCTGCGGCCTGCTGAGCAATCAGTTTTGATTTCTGCTCCAGCTCGGCCCGCAGCCTCTCGTTTTCGGCCAGCAGGGCGGTGAGGGCGTCGGCAGCGTCAGTGACAAGTTTTTCTCCTGTATGCACAGAACACCACAGCCCGTCTTTTTGTTTTAATTGCTCAATCAGCTTTTCGTAGTCCATCAGGGTTCTCCTCTCCTTTGTCCCCCCAGCCAAAGGCGCTTTTAACCGCCTCCAACAGTTTCCTCCACATTGATTTCCTGTTTTTCAGTCTAGCGTTTTCATCCAACAGGGCAGTGATAGCATCCGCAGCTTCTTCCACTAAGTTACATACCTCATCAGAATACACCGATGGACCTTGCAGGTTGTATGGATATGGCGCGCCGACTAGCTCTCCGTATGGGATTTTCTCACTTTCCGGTGGCAACCAATCTTTTAAGTCAGCCACAAGCTTTTCGTAGTCCATCAGGTGTCCTCCTCCACTGGCTGGCGGAGCCAATCCATAATACACGACACACAATCTTCGTCACATTCCGGCTTGTGCTCTGCCGAGAAAAATGTGGATTTCTTGCAGGCAGGTTTGAAATCGCTAAACATAAGCGCCTTAATGAATCCCGCCATTTCCTCGTTACTCATGGCCCGGATGCGGTCGGCGTTGATAGCAATCTCCGGGTCGCTGTCAATGCCGTATGTACCACGCAAGGCGGCACACGCTGACCCTCGATATGTCACGGTGCATTTTGCGTATGCCGGGCAGTTCTTACAGCCTTTCATGCGTCTTCCTTTCCCTCCGGCGGGCGGCGGTAGTAATTATCTTTTTTGTCTCTCATACAAGACGAACATTTCTCAAGTGCCCCCATTTCCGCTCATAGACACCCATCGCATATTAGCGCCTCGTTGCTGGGCTGGGGGAGGGTGGGCTGTATTTCAATTAACTGTCGCATAACAGCAGCACCACCCGTATGCCCAAAGTTTTTCTCCAAGACAAGCAGTAACCTGTCAGCATCAATCGCCCTTGCCATCTTTCAACGCCTCCCATCTCTTCATCACCATGTCCACGGCCTCGTCCGTCATGGGAGCCATGCAAAACGGGCAAAAGTTATATATCGGGCTTTCCATGCACTCGTCTACATGCGTTTTCTCGCCGCAGGATGAGCAACTATATACGTCTCCTGTGCTCCATATCCACTCGGCCTTTTTCACCTTCTCCCGGCTGACGGGGCGGAGGGCTAAGATAGCAATTTTCAAGGCTTCCATCGCTTCAAAGCCTCCAGAGTTCCGAAAATCTATCGGAAAATTGTTCAAGACCTTAATCGCTTCTTCCCGCGTCATTGGTGGGCCTCCTTTTCCATCTTCTCCTTGATAGCCGACAGGATGAAATCCCGGTTCAGCACATACAGGTCCGTAATTCCGTGCTCCTTGCACATCTTGATGATCTCGTCCATGATGTGGTTTTTGATATCTTCTTTCCAGAGGACAACCGCCTGTATCGTTGCAGAGGCTACAGTGTTTCCATCCTCGTCTGTTCTGACTTGCAAGGCTGGGTCCCCAATGTCAACATATTCTCCTGGGTTCTTCATTCCATCCCCTCCAGCATCTCCATCTCCTCCAACTTCATAAAGCACGCCCAGAAAGTACGGCTTTGCTTCCCGCTGTGATGCCCAAATAGAGGTTTTTGCCCAATGGCTTTCCAAACATCCGCCGCCGGAATGTCATACTCAGACCACTTAAAGATAAGCACCCCATCCGGTTTAAGCACTCGCATACACTCCCTGAAACCGTCATGGAGCATCTTCGGCCAGCTCTCGTCCAGTTTTCCATATTTCTTGACGAGCCAAGCCGTCTCTTTCGCCCCGGTCAGATGGGGCGGGTCAAATACCACCAGATGGAATGAGTTATCTGTGAACGGCAGGTTTGTAAAATCACATACCACATCAGGATTGATGTCCAGCATACAGTTACTGGCGTTCTTCCAAAGATGATGGTACTGCTCCCGACGCTTATCACAGTAGACCGTCGCCGGATGGTGCTTGTCAAACCAGATAGACCTTGCTCCACAGGTCACATCAAGAATTTTCTTTTCCATAGATTTTCTCCATCTCCTCAGAGCTCAGAACCTGGGCTTTGGTGTTCCAGGCGAGGCGGGCTTCATTCGGGTGCTCATTGAAATAGTCGTTGTCAAAGCTCACCACCGCCCCGCATTTCCTGCACTTGAAAAAATTCAGCCCACCAAAGCCAATTACTCTGCGTACCTCGCCTTTGCAGAACGGGCATGGTACCAGCACCCCCGCCTCGCTCAGTCTTTTACTTGCCTCGCGGTCGCCCAGCAGGGCGCGCCTTTCGTCTGTCATCTCATCCTCCTGACTGGCTCTGCGTAAATCTCAACAGGCGTTTTCCTTCCGGCGCGGAATCTGGACAGATATTCCCGGACCGTGTGCTCCTGAATTTCCAGGAAATTTGCGCATTCCTTCACGCTGCCTTCAAACAGGTACTGCCCATCCCGGTCATAGAGCGTGTACAGAGTGTGGTATGTTTGACCGCGGGCCCTCTCGATTCCGGCTTTCTTCCTGTGGTAGCTGACCGTCGATGGGGCAGCGCCCACCGCTTTCCCGATCTCTCTGTCTGTGCATCCGCTCCGCGCCATTTCCACCACGCGCAGAAGCGTTTTACTTTTCATGTCGTCCAGCCTCCCACTCCCGGTAAATGGTCATGAAATCCTCTGCCCGGAGCGTTACAAGCCACTCCTCCCGGCTGTGCCTGTGAAATACCACGGGAATCAAAGAGGCAACCGCGTCCCTGACAGCTTGCTTCAATGCCTCCCGAACATTCAGCCGTTCAACGGCCTTGCACTCGATATGGAGGCCCGGAAGCCCGATCACGTCCGCTGCCTCTCCGGTTTTTCCGCAGTACTGCGCTGTTCTGCGGCACTCATAGCCCTGCTCTCGCAGGAAGTGGACCAGACGCAGCTCTCCCTCTTTTCCCTTGCGCTTGCTGTTGATCGTTTTAGTCATGCAGCGCCATCCTCTCTGCCATAGTTCCGACAAGTTCCTGCACATCCCTGGGCAGTGCCTTGTAATCATGGTCTGCCTTTTGCCTCGCTGTAAAAGCTCGTTGGAAATTAGATGCAACCACGCTATGCACCGTGCTGCTGTCCATCATAGCCCAGTCCCGGAGCTGTTCAGGGGAACCAACTAGTCTCTGGATGTCTGGCGGAAGATTGTCGTACTCCTTCCGGCTCTCATAGCCGCTGTTACGAATGGCCCTTGCCACAAGGTTCCAGGCTTCTTGCGCCGTCATCCCGGCTGGCTGTGTGATCTGCCGGACCTTAGCTTTGACAGCCCCGATGTGCGGAGGGAAACCCTTATCATCCGTTGCAATCAACGCTTTAACCGCAGCGGCCACAATCGCAACATCTTCCTCCGCAAACATCTCCGTCCATAGAGCGACTACACTTTCTGCATCTTTTCGCACCATATCCCGGTAAAATGCCGGATATGCACCGCGGAGAACGGCCATAATCTGCAAGGTTTCTGTTTGATTCATTCCTGTTCCTCCAACATTTTCAGGAAGATATTTCCGCCATTTTCCTGCTTTTTCTCTCGGGACTCCCAAGTTCGGACAGCCGCTTTCCAGTCCACCATCGGTCGGCCTTGCCCATACTTCCACCCCCTGGCAGCATAGAAGTCTATGAAGGCAGCGGCATCTATTCCGTTGTTTCGTTCCCGGCAGTATGTTTGAACTTCCTCCACGGTGGGAGGGACAAACCGTTTCGATCTCCCCCCGGAGAGGGGGGGTGGGGGGAGAGAACTATCGTTCTCTCCCTCTACCTCTATCTCACTCTCCCCCTCTTTCTCCTTCTCTTTCTCTCCCTCTTTACGTGTTTGTTCCTGATTTGTTTCCTGTTTGTTCTCGCTTTGGCCTTCGTTTGTTCCTCGTTTGTTCATGCGGTTTTTTGCTTTGTTCCTTCCACTGTCCAGCGTTGGGCGAATCAACGTAAAAACGGAAAGAGGAACTCCGGACAGGGCTGGTTCTGTTTCGTCAAGAGCATAGCCAATGACCGCCATCAACACCGCTGTCTGGTCTCTTTTTGGCAGGTTCTTCAATGCCTCATAGTAACTGCGGTAAAAAGTAAATTGTTCACGTCTCACATGCCCACCGCCTTAAAACGGCAGCTCGCCATCTTCCTCTGAAATATCTGCGAAATCCTGTCCTCCAACTGGCGTTGTGTTCATGTACGGCTCCGCTTTGCTGGTCTTTGTATAAAAGATACAGTCCTTTTTCTCACCGGTCTTTTCATTGGTATAATGTTTAATGACGATCACACAGTTTCTTCCAATCAGATCATCCAGCTCAAATTCCTGACCCTTTGGAATGCCAAGCGCATTAGCATACTTTCCGATCTTTTCCTCCGGGAAGTTACCGGTCTCTTCATCCGGAAAAAAGTTCTTAAACACATGCTTGTTTTTATATGCCTGCTCAATACCGGAATCCGCCCGGACGACAAACTCAAATTTGATGACTGGGATGTGGCTTTGCGTTTCGCTTCGGCAGCAGTCTTTCACATAAACCTCGTATTCTCCTTCTTTCATCAGCTCGTTGTCGTTTTCTACACTTCTAAAGGCCATGAATCAATTCCTCCCTTGTTTCGTTCATATTCCAATACGTCTTATAATCGTCCAGCAGATTCGCTTCCCGCAAGGACTGGATGAATCTATCCACCGTCGTTTCAATCGGCGGGAAGTCTCCCCGACGGTATGTCTCCCGATAGCAGAATCTTCCGTCAAAGATCAGGTAATCAAACCGTGTAGCTTTGGGAAGCAGATGTAAATACAGGGGATGCTGTGGGCTTGTCTGATACTTTCCGTATTCGTAGCGGGAAACACGCTTGATGTCATAGATGATTCCAGCCTTCACGTAGTCGCAGACGCCATAAAGTGTTAAATCAAGCCCGCTGACAAACAGGTTTCCGGATATAGGTACCTGCGGCTGTCCGCCCATGCAAAGGCGTGAAAACCGCCTGACGGCTTTTTCCGTGTACTCATCCGACAGTTCTGCAGTCTTCCCGGCCACCACACGGTTGATCGCATCCTCAAACCGGATGCCCCGCAGCATGGCGTCCGTTTTGGGCTGCTTTTCCCGGCGAAGTGAAGAGCAAAACGCCTCTCTGGCCTGGTCCGCCTGAGCGTCCCCCGCCTCCATCCAGTACCGCCAGCTACTTAGCAGACTTTGTGTCAGCCAATACGACATAGGCGCCTGCCTCCTTGTCCCATTTCAAACCGGCCTCTTTCAAGCGGCGCCTAAACGCGGCGCGGAGTTCCGCCTGGCTGGTCAGCGCGTGGGCAATTCCTTCAATCGCGTCCTGGGCCGTTTTAGCACTTTCCGGGTCTTCCACAGCGGCAATTGCGGCAAAGCCAGTTTCCATCGCCGCCGCATACGCCGCCTTTTCTTCACTGTACCGCTCCATTTCCAAATCAATGCTTGCCTGTGCGGATTTGAAAAGGTCTGTCAAAAAAGTATTGGCCTGTCCGTCTTTCAGAATAGGAACCTCCATGACGCCGGAGACACCGAAGCACCCTTTCGCAAAATATTCTTCTGTAGGCGTAAATCCAATGACACGCTTGCTGCCCATCATGAACATATGGCCCCCAAAATCGGCTGGCGTCCAGACAATATCCTTTGTGGACCCCTCGCAGGAAATGCGGGTTTGAACGGATTCTCCTTTTGCCTGCTCAGTAGTATGGAAAACGACTACCAAATGTTTTTTATCCTGATTGCGGATTTGCCAGCACAGCCGGTCAAACTCCGTCTTGATCACGCCGTACATAGCCCTGCCGTCCTTTGCCGCTTTAGCGTCCTGTTTTCTGGCCCACGACTTCATCAGCTGAACAAGGGTGCCGCCGGTATCAATGATGATGGTCTCAGCAGCTTTGTATTCTTCGCTGCTCATGTCCTCCAACAGCTCTTCATAGGATGCCGTGGTGGAAGTTACACAGCGGTGTTCCGCTTTGACGCGGGCAATTCCGTTATCTGTATCAAACAGGAACGGTTTGGGGGCTGACAGCGCCAGCGTAGTCTTTCCCAGGCCGGGTTGGCCGCTGATAATCATCATAAATTTCTTGTTGCTGAAATCCAATTCAGCTGGTTTCTTGACTGCCATATTTTAAGATTCCTCCGTATTTTCAAAATATTGTTCTCCCATCCAACAGGAGGGGCACACAGCCTTGATTTGCCGCTCCCGGTTTCCATCGCTATCCACAATTTCATCACGTATGACCAGAAGCGGATGATCGAATTCAAGCCCGCAGATCATGCAGCGGTACATGCCGGCCTCCTCTCATTCCTCGCACCACCAAATATCAGCCGTTTTCACGCCTAAAGATAGCGCCTCCTGGTGACCCTGTACCGCAATGTCCAGCCTGTTTCCCCGGATAGCAGGGCCGGTATCGTCCGCCCGCAGATACAACATTTCGCCGTTGTGCTCGATCATGATGGTGCTGCCCAGCGGAATCACGGCAGGGTCTACAGCACAGCTCACATACGGAGTCACGCGCCGTCCGCTGGCGGTGATGCCGGAGCCTGTCCCGCAGATGTGGGGCCGTTCCTCGCAGCAGTAGAAGGTGATGGTCACGTCCTCCAGCTTGGTTGAGCGGGCCAGCAGTGCGGCCTCAATCAGCTCATTCTCTGCGGCCTCCAGCTCGTCCAACGGGATCTCCGGCATGGTGGCTTTTGTATGCTCCGGGCGCGGAGGCTCCGCATCCACATTCAGCGTCAGGAATCCAATTAACCAAATTGCCAGAAGCCCGACGAAGCAAAGATATGTAAGAATCCGCAGTGTTCGATTACTGCGCCGCCGTCGCTCCTCGCGGGTAAGCCGTCGCTTCATACCCGCCCCTCCAGCTTGTCCACCAAGCGGAACAGCCATCTTGTGGCTGTCCCTATCCCAATCAAAACGAAAACCAGTTCAATCGTTGTCATCTTTCTCAACCTTTGTAACAGTAATTTCCGCCGTAACGCCTAATTGCTCCAGGCGCTTTGTCTTTAAGTAAATCAATGCCTTCTGAAAGCAGTCCAGATTTTCTTCCATAGAAAACTAACCTCCTCAAGAACTTGGTAAATTTTATGTGATTGCATCTTGTCCAATCCCTTCGGAAGTGATATAGTGTAAAAGGGATTGTCGTGTGGTGCCTCAATCCTTACCCTCGTCGTGCTGCGAACACGGCGGGGGATTTTTTAGGCATCCTCCGGGTATGCACTGGACACCAGCTCCTTCAGTTCCATCAAATGAATGCCAGGGTCATGTGCCGCCCGATCAAGAATCAGTTCCTTCAACTTGGGGCCAGCTCCCTCCAGCGCCCTGCGGTAATCTTCAAACGAATAATTCATATGTGCCTCCTCCCATGTCTGGCCCTTCCAATCGCGGCAGAGATTATCAAACTCGCGGTTCACGTACCGGGCCATACCTCTTAATTCCTGAATTGTTGTCGGTTCCTTTTTCATGTTAAAAATATCCTCCTATTCTTGCCAGAGGCCGGAGGATGTGATATACTGTCTCCGATACCTCGTGGTCCTTTCACGTGGTGTCATGGGCTGTCCTCTGTTACCTCCAGAGGCAGCCCGCTTTTTATTGTTCCCTTCGCCTGGATATGGTAGAATGTGGGCGAAAGGGGGTGATAGTGTGTTCACTTATATTGTGGAAAAAGGTGCAAATCTAAAAATTCACACACCAGGAATAAAGGACCTGTCTCAAATCAAAACAAAAACTATCCAAAAAGCAGATTGCATTTATATGCAGTCAGATTATCCTGGCGGGTGGCACATTGAAGTGGAACAAAGGTCAGATAGGATTGTCATTTATTCCAACTATCAGCTGACGCAAAATGAAGATGGTTCATTTAACGCACCGACAGAGTTATCCGGTCTTTAGTAACTTCAACTTCTGTATTACCAAACTTTGAAACGACCCGCTCCTGGTCTTTCCCACCAGGGGCGGTGTTTTTTTCTTCCATCCTTTCACCTCCTCACCATCCATAAGAAACGAATGTCATGTAAAAAATGATAGCCCACCCAAGCCACCATAATGCCTCGTCATTCTCTTTCTCATATTTAAAATAGGTGGCGGCTGCTGCACATAAAATATAGATCATAAACACAATCGTTTTAAAAACCGCCATTTCAATCTCCTGTCGCTCCCGTCATGCTGGCAGTGCGGCGGGGCATCTTTATTGTCCTTTCTCCTCGGATGTGATAGGATAGGGGAGAAAGGGGGTGAACCTTATGTCTAATGAAACTCTCAAGACGTTTCCTGATAGCTATGCAGAGGCACTTGCGATGCTTTATCTGCAAAATCAAGACCTTCGAGAAAAAACGCCGTCAGAAATTCATACTATGTATCAAGAAGCGTACTATGAAATTCTAAAAGACCACCGAATTAAAGCTAAATCTGGATGGTTCAAGGATTTAAAAGCAATTGACTAATGCTAATCATTACATTAGAAAGTGCTACCAAATCGCCGTCTGACAAACAACCTTTGGAACGCTCGGAAAGTAGTTGCAGCTGCTTTTCGAGCATTTCCAATATTTCAAAATTTGTCACTTTCTCACTTCCCTCAATCAATTTGTGTGTGCAGTTATTGTTGGATTTGCTTCTGCTGCCCTCTATCATTGGAGGGCTTCCTTTTCTCTGTTGGTGCTGCTATCGTCAGATAGAAGCTCGTCTACAGTTACGCCGTACATCCTCGCCAGCTTCTTGTGGTACTTCCGTGCCGGTCGCCAGTCTCCCAGTTCCCAATGCGTCACACAGGACAAGTCCACATTCAGTTTCTTTGCTACCTGTGCACGGGTCAGGTTGGAACGTTCTCGAAGTTCCTTCAATGCCAAGTCATGTGCCCTCCTTTCGGTGTGAGAATTCATTGACTGCGGCAGAAATATGTGGTATGGTAAGCATGGGAGTTAAACTACGCGCCAAATGGCGTACTCTGTTGCAGAGGGGTATTCCATTTAGCAAACGAGTTCGCTTCCAACCGCTCCGAAGTTTGTTGCAGAGACTTCGGGGCGGTTTTTTATCTCTGCCGCAGTCAATGTGAGTTTTCACTTGACAAACGAAACCGCCGCCGCTATCATGTAAGTGTCAGCCAACAAAATATCGTCTATGGAACCCGCAAAAAGGATTTTTCTTTGGGGGTCTGGTTTTTTGTTGTCTCTATGATAACTCACGAGATTATTATAGCTTACATTTTGTGTGTTGTAAAGCCAAACACGACCATTTTGTTGGTTTTTGTGGAATTGCACAAAAATACATCTATTTTTTGGTAGATATGCTTTTAGACATTGACTTAATTCTTGCGCGGCCTAAAGGGCCGAATAACCCGTATGCCTATTATCCAGAACAGTATGAACAAAATTCATCACAAAGCATTATTGCGGCGAACTACAAATATGATTTAACTCGTTTTTCGCAACATGAAGCGGATGTCGTCAGGAAAGTGCTGTCTATCGTTAAAACAAAGTACCCTGCGGAATTTCAGTCTCTTGGGCTTGTGAACGAGGCGTATGTAATAAAGTACAAGCCCCGATACGTACTTTTTGAAATTGCCGTAACAAAATATAGAAATTCGGCATCGGCTTTTGATAAATTCGCGGTTGCTTATGCGTTTGCGAACAAAGGAGCTGATTTTAGGCTTGCTGCAATCGGAGCGTTTGAAGAAGCAATCGGAAAAATACCATTTACTGTTTTAGATAAATTTGCATCGTTAGACTTTACATTTACATGCAATATGTTTTCCAAGTTATACGAGCAAGAGTGGGAATTTGACAACGCCATATTTTGGTTAAAAAAGGCGATTCGCCGTGGTGGATTAAACAGCAAGTATTTCGCTGAGAGAATCAATAAAATAAAGAAAAGAAAAATTGACGTAATCAGGAACAACAAGCACAAGCGGAATAGACGGATATCTGTTGAAAACGAAAAGTTTGAGCATGACGTACACGCTGCTGCATTACGATTTATTCAGGAGTAGATATGCCAAAAAGAGATACAGTCCAACCAAACGTAGATTCGATAGCAGAAAAAGTTTCGGCTAAAAGCTGGAGCGAAGCATCATTTTCGAAAATGATCGGGAAACACAAGAGGTGGTTAAGTGAAGTAAGGCGTGGGAAAAATCTCCCATCCCCAGAAGAAGCCGCACGGATATGTCAGCTTCTTAAAGCTACTCCCGACGAAATTTTGTTGCGCGAGGGGGAAACCCCAGAAGCAACCGCAAAGTGCTTAGAGAATATTGAGACGGTGCGGAAACTGGTCGAGGCTGAGGGCATAAAAGAAACCCCCGATCCGAAGATCGAGGGTGTGGACGATAAAATCGCGCAGTTTATCCGCTCCGCATCTGCGGATGAATTAACTGAGATTTCACGCTATATTGAATATCTGGAAAGCAAGAGGGATAAGACATGAAACTCGACCCTGACTGCGTCCGAGATTTAATGCTGTTTTGCGAAGATAATACTTACATCAAAACAGAAGAAGTCGGCAATTATACTTGCGCAAGTTATCATGTTTTATATATTGATTCAATGAGGCTCGTCCCGCCACTGAACAAATACGATACAGGGGCTTTGATTTATCACATCATTCAGCTTTCGGAGAGTGGGTATCTGGCAACAGATTTCCATTTTGATCCCATTACAAACTTCCATCACAACAGTCTGCCGTCTATTTACTATGTCACGCCAAAGGGGCATGAATTTATCGCGGCAATCGAAGGAAAAACGCAATGGGAAAAAACATCAAAATTGCTGCGGTCATTTGGCTCCGTGTCTTTAACAGTGATTGAAACAATCTCAAAAGGGATTGCATCAGCGGCTATTGAACAAATAATAGCGCCAAAGGCGTGACATCACAGCCCCCGTTTTCCTCATTGACCTTTACGGGCGTTGCGCGAAACGGGATGCTTTGCGCGGAAATCTGATTGCTTGCCTTGATCGCACGATCTAAGCAAAAGGGGAGATATTCCGCGCTGTCCGCGGAAAGCCCGCAGGCCGAAATGGCGTCCATGCACCGATTTACCGCGTCAACCATTTTGGAGTCGATGTACCATAACTTAGCGGCCTCTTTCATTTTTCTCTTCCCCCTCAATAAGTTTCAAAAGCTCAAGCTTTGCTTCATACGGAAGCGCCAGCGCGGCGCATACCAGTTTTTCGCGCAGTATTTCAACATCTGCTCTGTTTATTGTATCACATTTCGCGTCATTATACAACATCTTGCGTCCCTCCCAATAATTATAGTAACGGGGCTATATGTCGATTATTGCACTTTGTGCAGTCGAAAATATAAGAAAATGGAGAGTTAAGATGAAAAAGTTTTTGCTTATCGCGCTGTCTTCAGTTCTCGCGCTCGGCATGTTAACCGCCTGCGGGGAAACGAATCAGGCCGAGCCAGAAAACGAGCCGGTAACTCCACCCGATCTCGTTGGAGAGTGGAAGCAGACAAACAGCAATGCAGATGACGCATGGCAGGCCGCTACTATTGCCGGAGATGCCATTGAGGTGTATTGGGTATCTGATAACGGAGAAACCAAAGCCCTCTATTGGGCCGGTTCTTTCGATGCCCCTACCACGGCGGATGAGCCGTACACCTGGGAATCGGAAAATGATAAAGATCAGACCGATATGGCAATTCTCGCCAGCGGCGATGACACAAAGACGTTTACCTATCAGGACGGCGTAATCAGTTACGAAGTGTCTGCCATGGGAGTTACGCAGACCGTAAAACTTGAGAAGCAATAAGTAACTAAAGGCCCCGCCGCCCTCTGCAACAAACGGCGGGGCCGGAGGGCAAGCCTTGGGGGGATTGGCTTGCCGTGATGCAACCATAGCAAAAATTGATTGGGCAACGCAATAACCAAATGTGGGAAACCGGCAGTATACTGCCAAACGAAATTGTGTACTATCGCTGCCCATATCTTATAAATTTAATACAGGAGGCCGATTTTTTGACGATCCAAGACTTATGCCGCGAAAAAAGAGCCGCCCTCAACATGACGGCCCAGGACATTGCCGATGCTTCCGGCGTCCCCCTCTCCACCGTTAATAATTTCTTCGCCCATGCGTCCAAATCCCCGGCCCTTTATACCACAGCTGGTATCTGTGCGGCACTGGGGGTGTCTTTGGACGCATTTTTTGGTATTGGCGATCACTGTACCGCCACGGAAGAAACCTTGCAGGCGGAAAAAGATGGGCTGGAACACCGCCTTGAAAATAAGCGGAAGACCATCGGCCTGATGGAGGCGGAACTGAATAACCTACGTCATTCCGTAAAACTATACAGGTGGATCATGCTCGGTTTGTCGCTATTGATCGTCGGTCTCTTCGTCTGGTGCGTGTGGGTAGATATTCACTGCGCCAATTACGGATTTTGGAGGGGATAGTATGAGAGCCGCACTATATATCCGCGTCTCGACGGAAGAACAGGCGCGGCACGGCCTATCTCTGGAGGACCAAAAAAACAACCTGACTCAATTTTCAAAATCTCACGGAATGAAGATTGCTGGCATCTATGAAGATGCTGGCATTTCCGCCAGAAAACCATACAAGAAACGCCCTGCTCTCTTGCGTTTACTTGAAGATTGTAAGGCTGGGAAGATTGATCTGATCTTGTTCATAAAGCTGGACAGATGGTTTAGAAATGTGGGGAACTACTATGCCGTTCAAGAAATCCTAGACCAATACAATGTATCTTGGCAGGCGACACAAGAGGATTATGAGACGACAACCGCATCCGGACGGCTGAAAGTAAATATCATGTTGTCTGTTGCCCAAGATGAAGCAGATCGGACCAGTGAGCGCATTAAGTTCGTATTTGAGGGAAAGCGGGCGCGGCTGGAGCCTCTTACCGGGAATATACCTTTTGGTTACAAAATTGAAGGGAAGGCATTCAAAAAGGATGAATCTAAAGAGGCTCTTGTTAATGATTTCTTTAAGAAGTATCTAGCCTCCGGTTCTATTTCAAAAACTTCCGAATTTATCAGAGAAAAATACGGTATTTCAATGAGATACCATCTCATTGATAAGATGCTGCGCAGCACCACATATTACGGGAAATATTACAATATGGACGGAATGTGTCCTGCCTATATCACTAAAGAAGATCATGAGAAGATTCAGGCTATGCGGAGAAAGGTTGTCCGAAAAGCAAAGAACAATCGAACCTATCTGTTTTCTGGATTGGTGGTTTGCCCAGAGTGTGGGAACAGGATGGGCGCTCGCATTAACACAAAGCAGACGTATGTGTTCTATAACTGCAACGGGCATTATACAAAACAAAACGGATGCCAAAACCGCGTCAATCTGGGGGAAAGGAAAATTGAAGAGTATCTTCTTGCGACGGTAGATAACAAATTCCATGAGTACAAGGCCAATTTCTCTGCCCTTAAAAATGCAGAAATAAACAAGAGGGCACGCGCAGAAATCTCCGCCGCAAAATCAAAGTTAAATAAGTTGAAAGATTTGTATCTGAATGACATTATCACGCTCGAAGAATTAAAGGCTGACCGTGAATCACTTCTCGCAAAAATTAGTGATTTAGAGAAAGCTGCACTCCCTGAACAAAAGCAGGACTTTGAGAGCATTGATAGGGTGTTGATTGAAAACTGGAAGGAATCTTACGACGGACTCAACCGAGAAGAAAAACGAGAATTTTGGCGGATTATTATCAAAGAAATCAAAATTTACCCTGATAGGCACATAGAATATTCCTTAAATGTTTGAAAAATTTTTAATGAATTTTATTACTTAATATTTCTCCCTGTGTAGTTGCGATAATATTATGTAATAAAATCCCCGCCCTCACAAGAGAGCGGGGACTATCGTCAGTGCTTCACGACAAACTCATAGTACCGAGCGAGTTTGTCCGGAGCGGCGTCCTGGTCGTCCAGAAACGCTTTCGCAATTTCGGCATAGAAGTCGATGTTGCTGACATTGAGCTTCTTGGCGACCTTGCTGTAATCGGAATAGACCATGCTCATAGCTACCCACCATTGATAAGGGTCGCAGTTGATTCCCCTCTGCGTCATGATCTGGTTGGTTTGTTCCAACGTCCAGTGAGGGCCGGTAGTGCCGTCTACATTCTGCATTGCGCTGGTCCACTCTTTCGCCTCTTCCTGTGTGAACGGTTTAGCTGAATTGGAATAGGAAGGTTTTCTGTTTTCCCATTGGCAGATAGCGTTGTAAGCGCCGCTGTAAGCGCTTAAACGTTCTGCCGTCCGTTCGCTCATTGGTTCAACCATGCATTCCGCAATTTTTAAAAGGAGCCATTCTCGGGAGCCTTCCCGCGCTTCGTTGGTGCCATTCATGGCGGCACCCCCTTACTCACGGTCCAGCTGTTCCATGCAGCGGCGGATAGCCTCACGCTCCCGCTCATTCGACACAGAGCCCATCATATCCTCCAACTGGGCCATCATCTGCTCTTTTGCATCATGACGGCTGTAACCGCTTTCACGACCGCGATTACTGTAACCATCTCGGGAGTAGTGACCCCGAACGTAGTGCTTGCCGCGATTGGCATAGCTGGAACCGCGATTGTAAGACCCGCGCCCTTCCCAGTCTCCTGCCTCGGAGTAACCACCATCTTCCTCCAGAGCACAGATTTTGTCAATGTTCTTGATGGTGTCGGTGAGCTTGTGTGCCAGCTCCAAATCGCCGGCGCCCAACTCTCCCTTCCGAGCTAGTTCCTCCAGCTCCATCTCAAACTTCTCTTTCAGCTCATACAGTGCTTTCATTTTGTTATCTCCTTTCAGCATACACGCTCAACGATCACGTTGGCATTTTCCAGCTCGATCGTCTCAGTGGAGGTGTTTTTGACAGCCACTGTCACACAGCAGCCCCGGGGAACCTCAATAAATGCGGCAGCGAATACATTGAAAAAGTCCTCGACTGCCGCAGGCGTCACAACAGCTGTCGCACTTCCAAGGGCCTCGCCCTCCACGGCGATAGCGACGGAGATGGGGCCCACTGCCCCACCAGTCGGGATGGCAATATTCCCGCCAAATACCACCTTGTAACGGGCACGGCACTGATTCGTCATCCCCCGCAGAGTGATGATGCCAGAACCATCCCGATGAACAATACAATTAGAGCCGGAAACGGGCGTTTCGCTGAAAACTGCATTCCCATTAGCCGCGATCTGCTGAACAAATACATTTGTAAATTCAGCCATAAAATCAATCCTTTCTCATAAAAGAATACGGCGGAGCCATTGCCCCGCCGCGTTGTTGTAGTATCGGCACGGGGCCGAACATTCCGATCATGCCGGAAAGCTGATGTATGTGATTTTAGCAGCCGCAACCGCAGGAGCTATAGCACCCACAACCGGCATAGGGGTTCGGAACCTGATAGGCCGGAACGGGCATAGGATTGATGCGGCGAATCAGCTCGGCGGTCTGCGCCTCCTGGTTGGCAGTAATGAACGCATTCTGAGCCGCCTGAGAAGCCTGGAATTTCAGGGACTGGTTCTCAGCAGTCAGCGTGGCGATCTTGTCCTGAGTCAGGAAGTCCAGAATGGCTCTGCTGTTGGCGTTGGCGTTGTCAATAATGTCCCGCGTGCTGTTCTGAATGGTGTTGCGGGTGTCGCAAGCCTGAGTAGCCATATCATACCGAACGCCCTGAATGGCAGTCTGAATGCCGTTGGTCTGGGTTGCCAGGTTGTAGTTTACGCCGTCAATAGCCCGGGCGTTGTCGCAGCAGCACTGCTGGAGCTGGGTGCCCAGATTGCACATGGCGGTGTCCACACCGTGGAATCCATTGTTGATGGCGTTGGTCAGGCTGTAGGTACTATCACAGATTCCGTTCTGGATGGAATTGATGCCGCTCTGGAGGTTGTTCAGAGCAAAGCCCTCGTTAATGTCGGAGCGTGTGGCATAACCCTGGAAGCCAGGCCCGTTTGCTCCGCCAAAACCTCCGCCGAAGCCATTGCCCCAGCCGCCCCCAAAGGCTCCCCAAATGAGGAACAAAATAATCCAGGCAGACCAGTCTCCACCCCACATGGAGCCATTGCCACCATAACCGCCGCCCTGATAAGCGGGAGTAACCGGCATTGTCATAACAGTGCCGCCGTCAGAAGAAAGACTCATGATGTAATCTCCTTTGTAGATTTATTTCAAAACCGTGGCCACGGATTTTGATTAAATGGTTTGAATTGGTTTAATAATTGGTTTGGAAATGGTTACTTTCCGAACATTCCCCGCATCCCCTCAAACATGCCCTGCATCTGCTGTGCCTGCTGGCGGGCCTGGTTGTATTGGTCCTGGGTGATTTTCCCGGACTGCATCATGTCCTGAATCACTGCATTTGGGTCTTTGCCCTTCATCTGGTTCATAAACTGCTGAAACTGCTGCATCATGTTGGGCTGTTTATTTCCGCCCATAGCGTTGAAAAACGGATTCATTCAGCATCCTCCTTTGCAGGCTTTTTGTTGGTCGGTCTCGCCTGAGTCATCTCCTTCGCGCTCAGAGCGTCTACACGGGCCGCAAGTGCCTCCAAGTCATCCTGTGTGGCATAGCGCACGTGGGGCGTCTGAGGGGCCGCCTGGACCGTCTGCGCAGTATTTCCGCGCTCCACCAGATCATAAATTTTGATGCTGGGCTTACCAGATGCGTCCGCTTGTTTGAGATAGATGGTGGGCGCATTGCTGTCCCATAAAGCAACAGCACTGTTGGGAGCCACCAGATAGGACATAGCCTCCGCCTGTCCGCTGACCCACACCATGCTCTGACCGCTCTGCTGCGGCATAGGCTGCGGCGTCTGCGGGGGAACCGGCTGCTGATACTGCCCCGCCCGGAGCTGGGCAAGGTTATCCATCATGGGTGGCTGGTAGGGATAGGGCTGCTGAGGGTAATACTGCGGATAATAGGCCATATCACGTCACTCCTTCTGCCAATAATACAAAACGATCTCATTCCCGCTGTCCCAGGTGTCATATATAATAGAATCCTGGATACAGACCACATGGCCAGACAGAGCAAGAATATAGGTCCCATGTGGGTTCTCTGCTGCGAAATCCGCTACAGACATATCATCTCTGACAATGTCCCTCTCGAAGCCCTGCCTGCGCAGATAGGCTCCCCAAACAGCGTTGCTTGACGGCATATCTTTGAGCAGGTTTCCTTCAATACAGAGATTCCAATAGGTAGCGTCCCAGCTTTGGCCCAGGGCTTTAGAAATCGCTCTGACTGTGCAATCCCCAACATTACGTCCGGCTGGGTTTTCGTTGTAAAATTCAAACCGCATATTCACGCCGGTCATCGAACAACAATTCCTGCTGCCGGATGAACGCCTCCAATTCTGAAAATTTCCCCTCTGCCGCATACTGAAAACAGGTGTCAGCGGCGTTGGATATGGTCCATCCGCAGGCTACCAGCCGCTTGACAAGCTCAGACCCATTCACAAGCAAAATAACACGTCCTTTGCAACAAAAATAAGGAGTCCGTGAGGAGGACTGCGACGTGTACAGCCCTTGAATCCTCACGTCCTCCATGTCTCTATTGTCGCATAAAAAATCCCCGCATGGGTGGCATCCATGCGGGAGTTGTGTGAAGTTATGTGAAAAGAATAATGAGCTGTCTGGTTGTGACAAACGGCTCACTTCCCTTTTCTGATAAGGCTATATAGGTTATGTGATAGTTAACTTGAAATCTACAAATTCAGAAACATGGGCGTACATCCTTCAACAAACATATTGGATGGCATCTCCATATCTCCTATAAACTTATTAAAGCCGTTTCGCTGGTAAAATGAAACAGCTTCTGGCACAGAATATAAAACAACATGGCTTGCTCCGCATACAGACTCAGAAATTTTATATATCTCCATTATCAAATAGCATAGACACAAGTCACTCCAGTGTTGTTCTCCGGATTCATCTGTTAAGAAAACCTGGTGTTGATACCTCTCATCTATAGCAAAAATCTTAACTTCAATAGCTGGAGTAATATTAAACCTTGTCCGGGAATGAACTATAATACCGCTGCATGATAATGACGCTATCCCTATAAGCTCTTTCTTATCGGCATCCGCCCAGAAGCAATAGGAAACAGCGTCACTATCTGTGAGCAAATTCTCTTCAAAATACTTATCAATTTCTTTGTGACCACATTTGAAGGAAACCCCTCTGATGTCATCTGATGTCGCAGATAGACAAATCATTTGCCAGAATCACATTCCTCTTGTAATATGCGAATTTGCGCATCCAGCTGTTCCAGTCGCACGGTATCTCCGCTTTCAGCTTCTGCTTTCCTCACCTTTCGAAAGGCGTTCAGAACAGCATCCGTTTTTTGTGTTAGTATTTTAGCGTCTTTTGCATCAATTCGAAAGGCCGTTTTAATAGGTGCTGCCAACAGTGCCATTTGAATGCCCCCTTTCCTCCTTTTAATTATACTGGCTTCCTCCTGTGCCAATCATATCATCTCCCAATATTAAATGCAACATCAAACTGTAAATTTTCCCTAGTATTTGTGTACCTTTGGGCTTTATAAAAAAGTATACGCTACTATGCAATATTGTATTCTATTCGCCAAAGAAAATCCGTGGAATCTTAAGATTCCACGGACCTCTTCAAAAATATTTTAATTTATCTGCGGCGTTTTCTACTTTTAGAAGGATTCTTGAAATCCTGCGGCTGATCGTAGAGCGCTCCCATCCAAACTCCGCGGCAATCTCAATCTGCGGGATTTGATCAATCAAGTAGCGTTTAGCAATGTCCGTGTCATCGTTTCCCAGGTTAGCTTCCCGAATAGCCGTCTCCATTTGAGAGCGCAAGAGTTTATCTAGCGGTGGTGGTAATTTCACTCTTGCGCTCATTGGTTCACGTCCTTTTACTTCAAATTGTGATACCTGTACAGCATCACGGCAAACTGTCTGCGGGTAACGGGCTGGTCCAGCATCATGTCGCCGTTCGTGTTGCCCAGCATAATGCCGTTCTCCTGCACCCACTGGACCGCCAGATCACTTTCAGAAGGATTGTCCACAGTTTCCTCCTTCCAGGCAATCCCCAAATAGTTCAGGACGCCCTTTGCTTCCGCTTCCGCCAGTTTCTGCCGGTATGCGGAATTTTTGAGATTTGCGGTGTCTGTTTGATTGGTGTGGAAGCCATGCTCGATCAGAACAGCCGGAGCCACGGTGCCTTTCAAGACATACAGCGACGGGTCCGCCACAATCGGTGTAGACCTGACAGTAATTCCGGCGTCTTTGACGGCCTCCAGGATATCCTTTGCCGCCTTATAGCCGCTCCCGCTGGTCTTGTAGACATATGCGCTCCATCCGGAGGCAGAGGACCAGCCTCCATCTCCAGCGGCGTTGCTGTGCAGGCTCACGAACAAATCCAGGTCTTTGATGGCGTTTGCAATCGTACACCGCTGCGCAAGGCTGACTTCCCCGCCGCCAGTCCTGGTCATGGTGACAGCAACGCTATGCCGCTCCAGGATGCTCTGAATGCGTTTCCCCATGTCCAGGGCAAACTCATGCTCATAATAGGTTCCGTCCGGGCTTTTGTTGGCGAGGTTTCCCGCATCATGGCCTGGGTCCAGGACCACCTTTTTCTTTTCCACAGTTGTCTCCCCTTTCTTGAGATAGACCAGAATCAAATCATGCACGTTCCTGCTGCTCTGGATGACCGCTCCATTGAAATAACACTGGCTAGAGCCGCCGGCATCCAGCATGACTGCGGAATCCCATCCTGCCGCTGTCAGATCGTCCCTGAGCGATTCCGGCGTCCGGGTTATACTCCCTCCGTCCCTCGTACAGTACAGGGCCAGAGAGCCGCCCTTGACGCCAATGGCAGAGCGTCCCCGTTTGCCGCCCTGCCCCTCGTCATAGATCAATTTGGAGAGTGGCTTTCCGGAAACAATCAGCGGTGTGCAAGTGATATAATTGCGCTGAGAGGCGTCTGGCAGCGTGTTCATAGAAATGTCCGGCCCATCATTCCAGGAGTAGCCGGAGACTGTGTAATCCGGTTTGCAGAGTACCTTCCCATCTGCTTTCAAGTGGCAATTAGGTACAAACGTGCTCATGTTGTAGAGCGTGCCGTTGAGGATGTAATCCGCCCCGGTCTCCCTCTGAATTTGAGAGAGAGACCGGCGAGCGGTGTTGATGCAGAGCTGGATGCGCTGGATATCTTTCAGGGGGATTGTTACCGCCAGATGGTCAGGCATTTCCACCACTCCCCAGCTGCTTGAAAACCTGATTTGCACCGGTAGCCGCCAGGCCAGACACGATGCCGACAGCCGCAGCGGTGATGTAATCCGTGGCGGGGAATTCCGGCATAATGAACATGCCCGCAACACCCAGAACGCCGCCGAACACTCCGCAGACAATGGGAATCCACTTGTTGTCAAGCCCGGATGCCTTCACGCCTTGCCCGATCAGCAGGCAAATGACGGTGATTGCCGCCACACCGGTGATGCCGAGAGAAGAAACATCCATAGA